ACATAATAAGTTTTCCAAGTTAAATATATTATGCATCTTAAACCCTCTTATTTTGTGGTTTTTTCAGTTTTAATGTGTGTAGTACTACACACTTACTACACAGCACTTTTCTTAAAATCAACAATGTTGTCCTTGTCTTTCACAATTCTTTCAATATCTACTGCCGCTCTTTCTTCTGTTACGTGTGTATATAAATCCATTGTCATTTTAAGAGTTGCATGACCTAAATATGATTGAACAACTTTTGCCTGCACACCTGCTTCAAAACATCTTGTAGCAAAAGTATGTCTTAAAGTATGTCCACTAAACACAGGAAATTCGTTATCAAAACTTCTTGCAAGATTTATCTGCTTAACAATAGCTTTAATTGAATCTGAATAAATCTGCGAATTGAGAGGCGTGTTATAACTTGTCACAAACAAATAATTGTTCTGCTCTTTAGGTCTTTTGCACTTTACAATATCCTTTAATTCGAACTGCTTTTCAAGATATTTAATGCATTCGCTGTTAATAGGTACTTGTCTATAACTCTGTTTGGTTTTAGGCGGCTCAATGTGAAAAGTTTTGCACTTATCATCAAGGTATTTTTGATACACAAGTGTCTTATTAACATCAATATACCCCTCATCTAAGTGTATATCATTAGGTGTAAGTGCAAACAATTCCCCTGGCCGCAAGCCTGTATTAACTGCCACATTATACAAATTATCGTAAAATGTCCCTTTACTTGCTTCTAAAAACTCTATCTGTTGCTTTGCTGTTAGTGTGAAAGCTTTAAGTTCTTTATCAGCCCTAAGCTTTACACCTTTTGCTGGATTTTTAATCATTAAGTCATCTTCTATTGCTCTACTGAACATATCATTAAGTATAACCTTAATCTTGTTCTGCCGTTCATATTTATAATTGTCATCAGCTATTTTATCAATTAGTGTTTGAATATCTGATTTAACAAAGGAATTTATGTTGCGATTTCCTAAAAAAGGTGATATATTTTTATTGTATATGTGAGTGTATTCTCTAAGGGTATTAGGGCGTACACTTTTCTTTTTGTACACTTCTATCCAACGATTAAACCAATCGTCCAGCTTAATATCATCTCTAATGCTTGTAAATTGAATATTTTCTGCTATTGCAACAGCCAATTCTTTTTTAACTTCTGATAACTTTGTGCCATAAATATATTTAATCTTATTAAATCTATCTTTATATCTTCCTTGGTATACACCGTCCTTTCGCTGTGACAATCCTACGCCCAGTTCTTTACCTTTTAAATCTTTTCCCATTCAAAAGCTCCTTTCTTTTGAAAAAAGCCTTGATATAGACAACCACATATTACTACATCAAGGCATATATTTCAATATATCTCTATATTTCGTTACTTTTTTCTATATAGTGCTCAAACTCCTTACGCTTAACAAGCCTCTTATTCCCAACTCTTAAAACAAATGGACAGCTAATTTCATTAAGCATACCGCTGATTCTATTAATTCCGATATTGCTATATTCGGACGCTTCTTCAACTGTTAATGTAACTTTTTCCCATATAGGAATTGTTTTAACCATGTCATCAGTCCTTTCTATCTTGATTTTTATATCCTTAACTCTTCTTGAAATTGTTGCTTTGGATAACATAAGTCTTTGACTAACCTGTTCTAAGCTCATATTACCCACAAGCAACTTGAAAATTCTTAGTTCCTCTTCTGTGAAATTGGCATTTTCAATTATTTCATCAAGCTCCGGCTTAGTCAGTCCCGAAAACTTCATAAGCCTATCTCCTTATTTAAACTTAATATGTTCTATTCCTGTTTCTTCGTATAACTGATTAACAAGCTCTTCCGCTGTGAATAATCCGTCATTATAGTTATCTATAAGTACTTTAAGTTCTCTCTGTACTTTTGTTAATCTCTGCTGTCCGAAACCGAACTTATCATGTAGTACCCACATAATTAATATCAATGCTGATTCAAAATTTTTCTTCTGCTGTTCATTGCTAATTCTATTCATCTGAACACGTAACATTTGCTCCTTAAACTTTTTCTGTTCTGCCTTACTCATATTTTCGCTTCTTTCTTAGAAATTGATTGTCGTATCGCCAGTAGTGCTTGCTATTGTCATTCTTAAGACTTTTACCTCTTTCGTAGTCTGTCTGCCAGCATTTCTGACATAATTGTCCTTGTGGTCTGTCAATAGGTTCTCCACAACGATAGCACAAGTGATTTTCTTTGCGATATTCTTTTATATTTTGCCTATTTTCAGTTCTTTTTCTGTGGATAGCATTATCTTTACTCTGGCATATAAAACACTTTGCTTTGCCCTCAACAGCTTTAGCCTTACCACATCTAACACATATGCCAGCTTTTCTACGTTCAGCGTATAAGTTTTTCGAATACTGTTTAAATGCTTCATTGTTTTTTCTTCGCTTATCATCACTTAATGGGTGATTAGCTCTATATTCAGCTTTGTTAGCCAAACATTCCGGACATATCTTTTCATCACCCACAAGTTTATTTTTGCGACATTCCGGGCAAATTTTAAACTGCCTGCAAAGTTCTCTAGTTTCTCTACTGTAAGTCGTTTGCTTCTCCCTACATTCTTCACAATAAAAGCCTTTTCTATCAAGCGGCTTGCCGCATTTAGGGCACAATCCATTCTCTCGGCGGTAATTATATAATTTCTTCTGCGGACTAATTGGCGTTGTCTCCATTGAAAATCAACCTCTCATTCTGTCAATTCTATCTTGTACCTCTCTAGGTGCTTCAATATAGCTCTCTGAATCTTCTTTTTGAGCGATAAGGTTGCTATTTTTGTCATTAAGTGTATTTATATCTCTTTGGAATTTTTGCTCGATTTGAGCCTTATACGAATTTGCATTCGCCTTTTCGATAAGTGACTTAATGTTATCCGGCATACGATTTATTTCATTCGCACGCTTAACAACTGTTTCATAGGTTCTTAGAAAATTTGATTGTATTACTGTTTCTATCGTCTGATAATCTGATGTCGCCCAGTTTTTAAGGTTGTCTGGCATACCAACCGCCTGTTTTACAAGTGGCGGTAGCTTGTTAAATTCTTCAACCGCCCCATATGTGCCGTTCCTTAATGCTTTACTGACTAATCCCCAAGCTGCCATTCCGTCAAGTTCCTGCGGCTGTGATATTGTCTGTATCTTACTCATTATCTGCCCTACATCTGGTGCAAAACCGCTAGTATTAGTTGTAATGCAAGCCCTTAACGCCTGTAAAACTAATTCTTCTGGATATTCAGCAAGCATTATATGCCAAGCATTAAGAGTAATCTCTTTATCTGGCGGATTGTAGTTAGGATAATAAGCTTGTATCGTCATTAGAAGTTTTCCGACCTGTTCCCTTGTCATTTCATTGCCTCCATCCATTCATCAAATACATTTTTCTTGCCTTGCTGTTTATTAGAATTATCTTCTTTTAGCTCAAACAGTCCTTGCCAGCAATGGTCTACTGACTGATTAAGAATTTTAATCGCTAAGTCATTATCTCCGCCAGACAGCTTTTCAAGAGTGTTCATAGTCCTATGTAATGCCTTGTCGGTACATATAGGTTTTTTAATTCTCTTACGCATTGTCACATACTCATTAAATGCTTCATCAAGTAATTCATCATCTGGGTAATAACTTTTCTTTTTGGATATTACGTTAGTAATATCTTTTTCTGTATTCTTATCTTCTTTAACTTCTTCTGTTCTTTTATTCTTACTTTCTTTTAATATAGAGTTTGTTAATAGAATGTTATCTGTTTGTTGATTGTTTGTTAAGTTGCTTGTTATTTGTTTGTTATCTTGCTTGTTATCCGTTTGATACAAATTGTAGTTAACTACAGTAAATATCGTGAATTTGTTTGTTGCTTTGCTTGTTATTTCGCCTGTTAATTGTAAGTGTTTTAGCGAGGTACGAATTTCCATTACAGACAAATTAGTTTCTTTTGATAATTCAGATATTGAAGAGGGGAAAGACCCTCTTTCAATTATCTTACCTTTGTAATTTCCGTCTTTCCAATAGGCACTTATCAACATATACATAAAAAGTCTAAATGTATTAATATCACTCCACCATTCCCACTTTAAAATTTTTCTGTCAATTTTAATAAAATTGCCTGCCATAATTACCTCTTCAAGTTCTGTCACATTGTTACTTCACTAAATCGTTGATGTTAACTCTGAATCCGTCAAATTCCTTACCTTTACTTCTAACATAGACAGACGTATCAAAGAACATCAAGTTGCCACTATTGTCCGTTGCCATACTTACACCATTTCTTGTAAGACTGCCTTTGAGTAGGTCAAGTAAAATCTGTATTTCCTGCTTTGCTTCGTCTTTCATTATTTGCCTCTCCATATTTCTTCATCAAGAATATATTGCCTGATAAATCTATCTGCATATTGCGGGTGTATCATTGACCTTGCCGTTTTTCTGTCTATACCTAAAGAATTTTTATTTGTTATATATTGTATTGGCTGCATACTTTCTACTTGTTCCAACGGCTCAAAAATAAGATTGTTTTTAGGGTTTAATCCAATAAACCAATACTGAGTAGGCTTCTTGTAATAATCCCCATTCTGTGTCCTATCCCTGTCAATTACACTTGGCTTCAAGCACCAGAAGTTTGTAAGGTAATGTAATCCACTTGTATTCAATGGATTTTCAATTACAATTTGCAAATGACCTCGCTGACAAATTATCACTAATTTATTCAGCTTTTCATAAAACAAATCAAGTTCCTTATGACGTTTCATTGCCAATTCACATTTTTGCTCAATAGTGTAATTCCTGTACTGGTAAGCTGTGCAAGCCAAATGTCTTAACCCCTGGTCTGAAAAATAAGTGCAAGGGAAAAATGCAAATATCAAATCATCAGGGCTTATTTTGTCAAACAAACTCGGCTCACCTTGATACCCCTCCTCTATCTCTTTAAAAAGGTCTGTAATATAATCAGTTTCGTTAAATTCATTCTGAATATCATAGTCGTAGGCTTCAATTCCATACTTTTTGAAAGCATTCTTGAATGTGCCTGACTGTTCAAATAAACAATGTACTATCATTCTGTATCTCCTATAAAGTCAAATAAGTTCATCTGTGATGTCTCGGCTTTTACTCGGCTTTCAGCAATTTTATAATTTTTATCATCATTTTCAAATGCGATAAATTTTAATCCACAATTATGTGCCGCTATTGCAAAAGTTCCACTTCCTGCGAATGGATCCAAAAGTAGTTCACCATTTCTTGCAGATTGAGTAATCATATCCTCTGCAATATCAAGTCGCTTTTGATTCGGGTGTTCCGTCCTCTCATTGCCTTGACAAATTGGTTTTACCCAAAAAGATTGTTTCTGTCCTTTCTCGATATTCCAATAATGTTTAGCACCTGGCAACTTTGTAGCAAAAATGTAAAATTCAGTGCTAGACATATATCCAACCTTAAATATTTGAGGGCAAGGATTGGTTTTACACCAAACCAATGTACTTCTAACATGGAATCCTATATCTTTAAGTATATATTCAATAAAAGATACCTCATTTTTAGGAACCCACATATATAGACTAGCACTGTCTTTCATAACTCTATACACTTCGACAAAGACGCTCTGAATAAAGCTGAAATACGCCTCATTATCTGCAAAGAAATCCCATTTGCCATAATTGAAATTGAGTTCTTTTTTGTTTCCGCTTCTCTTTAATGCCTTGCTATCTATCGCACTTCTATCAATAGACTTTTTTTGAGAAATATTATAAGGAATATCTGTCATTACAATATCTATCATTCCATCATCTATTAATTTAAGCCCATCCCTGCAATCCATTTTATACAATCCATTTTCTAGCATTTTAAATCTACCAAAAGGAAACCTCGGTTTTATGTGCGCACAACCTATTCCTTTCTTTGGTTTTTAGTTAATTATCTTCTTTTCTTTTAAAGCCCTCACAAGACACTGTTTTACTGCAAGCATAAAAATCTGCCCCAAATGGATTTCTTGTTCTCAAATAGCCAAATTTGCAAATACTGCAAAAGTCACTTCCTTCATTGCTTTTACAATCGTTAGGCTGTTCTTTTGTTATTTCATCAACTTTCATCTGTAATCTTTCATTTTCATTGGAAAGAGTTTCTATTCGGTCCATAAGCCAAGAATAATCTTTACTGCTCAAAATTCTCATTCTGAATCACCCACTTTCAATAAATCCATGAACTTCTCGTACTGTTTCTGTGACACCTTATTATGCTCTTTTTCTGGCTTTAAGCGGATTATAAGGTGTTTTTCTGCGATAGATGATAATTCCCTCGCTAACACCTTTTTTCCTTGATGTATGCCCTGCATATAGCTTTTAGGTGCTTTTCTCTCGCCTATAGAGCCACTAGCACGATTTTCTCCTTGACCGCCTAAACTGACATTTCTAAGCTGATAACCCTTATCGGCATATAGCTTGATGTAATACTTCTCCTTTTCGTCAAGCTGGCTTTCGGGGAAATTCAGAAATTCAACTCGCCAACCATAAGGGTTTTTCTCTTTGTCGTACAGCTTATGCTTGCGTAAGCTAAGGTCTATGTGCTGTTCGTAGCCTACAAGGTGGCTTGCCAATCTGCTAAGTGTATGTACCGCCTGTCCGACATACGCATACTTAAATCCGTTTTCATCTTCTCGGAGTAGAAAATATATTCCGCTTTTATCATTCAGTTTTGAATTCAGCTTCAACAGTCGCTTTTTATTCTCCTGTTCAATTGCCTTGGCTCTCGCTATGTTCTGATAACTCAAGAATTGCCACCTGCCTTTACTTCAAAAGGATTCACAAAATTATCAATAGGTTTAGCTGCCATACTAAAAGCCGTTGGTTGTTCATTAATGATAGTTTCAAGTATTTCAGATAAAGCCTTATCGATATAATTTCTTTTGTGAATATCCTCAATTAGTTTATCTGCATCAATCAGTCTCATACTCACACCTCTCTAATTAAATGGTAATCCCTCATCAGCTACATTGTCTGGAATTGACATAAAGCTGTCTGAACTAGCATTACCGCCCATAATTCCATTGTTATTGTTATTCTGCTGATTAGCACGACTTTCGCAAAACTCATGTCTTTCAACAACACAATCATTAGTGTAGACTTTCTGTCCGTCCTTGTTAGTGTAATTGCCTGTCTGCCATCTGCCCTCAACGATAATCTTAGTTCCCTGATGAAAATACTTCTCCGCAAACTCTCCAGATCTACCGAAAGCAACACAACTGATAAAATCAGCTGACTGCTCATCATTATTGTTTCTTGCACGTCTTCTGTCTACTGCTAATGTGTACCTTGCTACCGCCATACTTCCGTTTACTGTTTGTGAATATCTAATCTCTGGCTCTCTAGTTAGTCTCCCACATAAAATTACACGATTCATTACTTTTCCTCACTTTCTACTAACTCAAATCTGTATTTCTGTTCTGCATTAGGATATTTTCCCTTATCAACCTCGCTCATAAACATTTCAAGAGGTCTATTCCAGATATGTCCCTCATATTCATATACAACTGATATTTCCTCGGTTTCTGTATGTCTTGAAATACCGATAATAGTAACAATCTTACCAATCTTGAAATGCTTATATTTCTCGCCTTTTTGTGGTAAAGGTCTGTCAAATTCTGTGCTGATGTTATCTGCCTTAAAATGCCTTGTGAGTAACGCAAGGTCACAATTAGAACTACTTTCTCCATTGAGTGTAAACTCTTCCGACTGTTCAATATGAAACTGCTGCCACCATTCGCCAGGCATAGTATCAAAATAACTTTGTAATTCTTTTGCTGTAGTTTCTCTATCGCAAACTAAATAGCCACTAACTCTAAATATTCTTGCCATATTCTCTCCTATTCCGCTTCTGATTGAAGCCATTCAAGTATTGTTGGTGCTTTTGCTCGGCATTCTCTATAAGAAATTTTACCTTGCCCGCAGTCTTTATTTGCATATCCTATAATATCTACAAAGCAAGTGGCTTCCATTTTATGTATAAACTCCGCCAACTCTTTATCCGACATATTCCTTATCCTGTCAGCATTGGTTGTTGTGAATTTAGATGAAGTAATCTCCATCGTCACGTCCGTAATAAGTCCATCTCCATAACCATCTAGCTTTACGGATTCAATACTGCCGGCAAAATTGCCATTTAGAGATAAATCCAACATTCTCGGTTTTCCTGTAACACCATATCTATTTTCCTTTGTATCAAGAATTTTTATTAAATCATCAACTGTTATCATTTTCTCCACTTCTCGACTCTCCTTCCTACCGCACTGGGTAATAATTCCCTTTATCATCCGCAACCCAATAGCCTGTGCTCCAAGTATCAGTTAATGGGTCGTAGACTTTTCTTCCTTTAATCATCAGTTTTCCTCCTCATAACCAACTCAAAATCTGTCTCTGGATATGTGATAGAATATTCTTCTTTTCCCACCATATTCTCCATGAACCATTCAAATACAGAAGCTATCGCACTATCTGTAATATCTGTCTTTTGCCCTACCCATATACGCTTTTCTGTGTCTTGCGTTCCATAATATATCCTGTTAGTGAGAGGGCTTACTCCTGTTCCTTTCTTTTTAGCCATATAATCTCCTTTCTGCCTTTAATCATCTTTCTTGCCTCTTATATTCTTCCATAGTTGGTCTTTTTCCATCTAAATCGTTCCAACTGTAAAGCTTGTGATTTTCGTCTTACCATTGATTCTTGTAACAATTTCTGCAACTACATCTTCCGTTTAGCCAACGCATTTCTCCGTAATACTCTGGCTTTCCACAATGCTTACAAATTATAATTTTATCCACATCTTTCTCCTTTCTAAAAAGGGCATTCACTAGGATTTTTCAAATCCCAACTTTTCCTTGCAACCGCAACATCCACATTTGCCCCATAAGCGACTTTTTTCATCTTCTCGATAAAACTATCTCTATCAGCATTTTCACTTGACAGATGGCACATTATGACGTTCTGCAAGCTGCCTGAATAATTTGCTTTAACAAAATCACAAGCTGTGTTAATGGATAAGTGACCTCTGAAAACGTGATTAGTTTTGCCTGTGTCTCTGTCGATTAAATCCTTGTCATAATTCACGCCTAAGAGGATATGATTTATGCTTTTAAATCTCCACTTGGCAACCTCGCAATCGGTTATGTAAAGCATTCTCCCCATTTCCTTGTGAGTAATCAGAAAGCCGAATATCGGGCAAGGTGTTCCGTCTGCATTGGTGTGTGTCCAGCTTCCGTCTATTGTTGTTAGGTCAAAGGGCTTTACTGTAAATTCGCCCATATTCATTGATTTACGGCTATCGCCTAAATATGGGGCAAGTATTGGTATTCCCATAGCTTCAAAATCTTCTACCGACTTGCTATGGTCAAGGTGTTTATGGGTGCATAACACACCCACAACATCTTTAATGTTCCAATCTAAGCCTTTTTTAATCTCCTTAATCGGTATTCCGCAATCAAGGATAAGTGTTTCTCCACTGTCGGAAGTTAGCAGATAGCAATTTCCTGCACTTCCTGTGGCTATACATTTAAGTTTCATATGCGTTCTCCGTTTTTAGCCTGTCTTTTACACCAACAATCAATATACCTGTTTTCATCTTCGGCTTTAGGAACTAAATATTTCCTGTAGCGATTAATTAAAGGCTTCATCTGTTTGTTGTAAACATCCTCGTTAATATAGTTCCATATATCCATATAAATCGTGTTGTACTTAATCAGTGGCTTATATTCAAACACATCATCATTAACAATGTTTACTTTGAAATTAAGTGGTAACTGCTTTTCAACAAGTTCAATGACTTCACGATTCTTCTCAACAACTGTTATCTGCTTAACATCTTCTTTATCCTGTATTGCAAGAATAATAAGTCCAATTCCAAGACCTCCAATAAGGACATTTCCGTGTGCATTGCGAACAAAATCTCTGTTTGTTTCCTTTTCCATAGGGGTGTCAGACATTACGCAATCACATCCGTTGATAAGCCTTATATATTTTCCGGGTGATATCCCACAACGAACAATCGCATAAAAGTTATTATCTGAAATTTCGTAATGTTGAAGCTTAAAGTCTCCGATCTGTCCATCTTTCAGTATCGAGGTCATATCTTTATACATACTCATACTCATACTCACACCTCGATTTCATCATCCTGTGGGAACTGAAAGTACTCTGTTGTAGCTTTCTGAAATTGTTCCTCGCTCAAAATACTCTGTACTTCTTCAAAACGCTTTGAACTGGCTGTGCAATGATAAAACACATTATTTTCATACACTTTTCTAAGCATTTCCATAGCCTTAAGTGCCTTTGCGTTGCTTGAGTATTCAGCAATTTTTACACTTGGTGCGTATGAGCTTTGGCAATATATACGCGCTACTTTTGCATCATATTTAGCACCAATAACAAATAATTGATAATCACTATATGGGATATCTATTGTTCCGTCCTGTGAAATTACTCTCATACTCAATCTCCTATTCTGCCTGCATAAATGGCGGTAATGCGCTATCTTCTGCCTGCTCTTCGGTTACTTCTGTGGCTGTGCCCTCGATAATGTCGCTTTCTTCAAAATCAACGCTATTTGCGTTCTGTTCAATGTCGTAAGCAACATCCTGTTCAAGCATTTTATCGTGGCTGATTTCCTCATAATCCTCATTTTCATTACCACTATGAGAATTATTGATATATTTAAGAAGCCTATTTTTAACAGTTTTCATAGCCATCTGGTCAGCAAATTTCTGATGAGCGCCATTGCCATTCTCTTTGTAGCCATATCCCTGTTTCCAAGCCTGTTTAATCTGTGCAATGGTCATAACTTCTGATATTTTCTCTCCATCATCCATAACAGCTACCGCATAAGCGCCAACAATCTTGTCATTGTCGATATTCTCAAAACTCTGTTCGTGGCAATCAATAATTGTTTTTGCGTCCTCTTTGTGGTACTTGAATACATCCCCTTTATAAATGACCGCTGCGTTAATGTCTTTAAGTCCGAATCTCCTTGCTATACAAGTGTTTCCATACACTGACTTCTGACACTGTAGCTTGCCGCCATAAGCAACTGGGTAGCACTGTTTCTTCTGCATTGAAAGTCCGTTCGTAACCATTTCAACAAGTGCATTCTCGATACTTGCCCTTGTGCAACTCTGCAATACAGGCTTTTTGTTCATATCTACTGTGTCCTGCAATATTAGCATTGCTGACATAAACTCATTTGTATAGTTGTAATCTTTAGGGAATGTTAAGCCGAATTTCTCTTTCTGCTTGATTTTTACTACCATTCCCTCTGTAAAATCCTTTGCTACAAGCTCTCTGCTTTCAGCTTCTTTTGCTTCTACAACTGCTGCATTCTCTGCCATAATTAATCCTCGCTTTCTTCGATTATCTTCAATTTCTTTTCTTCTCTTTCAAGCATTCCTTTTGTCTGTGCAATCTTTGATTCTGCCTGTTTCTTAAATATCTCCTTGGCATACTCAAAATTAGGTTCTGTAAGGAATAAGTAACCAAAATCCAATATCTGCCCTTCTTTATCTTTTCTTACTGTGCTTAAGCAGCTTGGAAAAACTTTATCAACAGACTTGTATGTCTTGGGTTTCTCTTCCGCTTCACAAACCTGTACTGTGATTCCTACTTTTTCGTATCTTTCATCCGTATTCAATTTGTAAAAATAAAGTTTCATATTATCCCTCCACAATCTCTAATTTCTCACTATCATTAACAATCAGCATAATCAACTGGCTATCCACCATTTCAGCAACTTTCTTCTGATTATCCGTGCTAAGGCTCTCACTATCATCTAAAATAATAGGTACTGATATACCACTAATCTTCTGAATAGAGTTGCAAATATCAACTCTGCCTAAAATCCTGTTACCCTTGTTGCTCATAGTTGTTAAAATACTCTTTCCGTCAACAGTAGGTATGCAACAACTCTTGTAACCACCAGACTTTGTATAAGTAAATAACTGCCACTTAGCCAAACCAAAATGACTGTTTACCGCCTCTGTCAAGGCTTCGTTCTTTACCTTGTCTAATTCATCAAGTAAATCAAGGATTTTCTCGGCATTAGTCTTATTCTGTTCAGAATCAATCCTTGTCTGCTTTAATTCTTCAAGTCGCTGTTCATCTGCTGCCGTATCAGACTTTGCAATCTGGCTTTCACATTCTGCTAACTGTTGCCTTAAAGCTGTTTCCTGTGCTTTTAATTCTGCCTTAACTGCTGAAATATCATTAGCCTTGTGCATAGCCTGTTCCTTTTCAGTAATCTGCTGTTCAAGTGCCTTATATTCTTCGGTATCTGTTACATCAATTTCCTGTGGAAGTTCTGATAACTGCTTTTCAAGGTCTGCAATAGCTGTGTTCAGCATTTCAAGGCTTTCTTTATGCTGCGGCAACTCTTTCTGTAAATCTTTAAGAATCTTCTTATTCTTATCAAGTTTGTCTTTAAAAAGGTTGCCATTGCTTGTGATAATCTTTAATTCTTCTGCCTTGTGACTATCAAAATCAGCTCTTAACTGTTCTTTCTTATCCTCGGGATATTCCTGTCCGCAATAGCTACAAATAAGGCTTGTTTCGTCAAATTTACGCTCATTCTCTGCTTTCCATTTATCCCTTATATTCTGCAAATTCCTATTTATGCTATCAATGGCATTCTGCTGATACTCGATGTTCTTTTCTGTATCAGTAATAGTCTTTTCTGTCTGCCTAACAAGAAACTGCTTATCAGAAATCTTGTTCTCAATATCTCTTCTAGCCTTAATATTTTCCTCATTGGCTTTACGGCGAATATCGTCAAGCTCAAACTTTAAGCTGAGAATATTAGCACTAGCATTGTCATATTCAGCCATCAGCTTGTCATTGTCGGTCTGCTTTGCCACGCAATCAGCAATCTGCTCTTTAAGGCTGTTCTTCTGCAATTCAAGGTCGGATACTTCAATAGCCTGTTTAAGCTGAATATCTCTTTCCTTTTCCTTAATCTGTCCATCAAGAATAGGCAAATCCTTTGTAATCTTGGTCTTGGTAGCCTTATTCATAGCGGATAATTCCTCAACTGTATACTTATTAAGCAAGGGAACTAACTCGGCTAGTTCAGCTTCCTGCGAAGCAATATCAAGGTCTGTAACATCTCCTACTAAACCAAATAAGTATTCTCTCATTTCTGCCGGTTTCTGATTAAGAAAAGCATTTACATTACTGCACATCTTAAACACATTCATATCAACATCAAGGTATGCGTTGAAGTCCTTTAATGTCTTAGGCACATCATTGATGAAATACTTGTTATCGTCCTTGTAGCTGCTACCATCTTTGCTGTAGGTTCTTTTCTGCACCTTCTTCATAGTTATTTCTTTTCCGTCAACATCAAGTGTAAGTTCAACACTTGTGTCCATATCATCAACGGACTTTCCGTCAATTTCTCGTCTTACAACCGGATTATCCTTTAATTCATAATCACAGTTAAACAAGCACCAGAGATAAGCTGTGGCAATAGTTGACTTACCCTTGCCATTCTTAGCCATAATCTTTGTAATGGCGTAAAAATCAAATTCTGCGTGTGCATAGCACATAAAGTTTTCAAGAACTACCTTTTTTAAAACTGCTCTTTCCATAAACATATCCTTTCCTTATTTATATATTCATAATGAATACATCATCTTCTATTGAGAAGTTATCAACTGTCTTGTCTTCCAGATAATGCCGTCTGTCAAGTTCATCAAACGTGCCATCAAAGATAACGCCTTGAACTGGATGCCATACTTGGCAACGCTTTTCATTGTTTGCTGCCATACTAGCTAATTCTGAAACTGTAATATCACTATTCATCAGCATTCTCCTTTTCTTCTATAATCTCAACTCTGCCTACTGATACCTCGTAAGCTGCTCTGTTTTCAACTTCATCTTCGCTTATCTTCTTTGTATAAGGTCTTGACTGGAATCTACCTGTCATTTCTATATGTGTTCCTACTGGCAAGTGACCGACAAACTTAGCTGTTCTGCCCCAAGTTATGCAAGGTATATAGTCAGACTTGCCATATGCTCTGTTAATAGCTATGAGAACATCTGTTATTTCTCTTCCAAGTGGCGTTACCCTGTATATAGGTTCTTTGCAAATAAAACCTCTAAGAACTACATCATTATTAAAAGGTAGTTCTTCCTCGTTTTCATATATCTCTATATTTTCAGTAAAGATAAAAAGCTCTAACTTACTTTTTTCTCCTATGTGCAGGTTATGACTTCTTACCTGTCCTGTAATCATCACGCAATCGCCTACTTTAATTTCTTTCATATCAATAATTCTGTCAGATATAACAACTGGCAGCGTATCAAAAGTTCCGCTAGTTCTTCTAACTGTTATAAAAGTCTTATAAAAGTCCTCTCCGTTTGATTCGTGATTGAAAACTGGCTCTTCTGCAACTAACCCAAAAGCTGTAATATTGTTATTTCTCTCTTTCATCTTTAGTTCTCCTTCTCTTTTTCTACAAATCCAACAACCTTACCGCCGTCAATAACTGTATACATATCCTTTTTCTCGTACATATCAATGCAATCCTGTACTGTTATTACTTTCTCGTTTACCTGTTTCATATTGTTCAATCCTTTCTTTTCTCTTTGCCCTTGCCATTGTCAGAACGATACAAGCCAGTTCTAAAAACATCCCGAATATCGTTCCTAGCATAAATCCCTGTATCATAGCTTATATCTCTCTTTCATTATTGTAGGCAGTTCGTAGCAGTCGATATAATCGTGAGTGTCTGCTATGTACTTCTTTTTGAGTTCACTCAAACCACACCCGTATTCGTGCTTTAACTGCCCTAAAATATCTCTTGTAACTATGTTCCTTAATGGCTCACAATGTTTATTTCTTCCTAAGAGGTAACTTGTTCTTCTGCCAATGTGTGCCAGGATTTCAAGTTTTTCTACCTCATTAATCTGCCTTTCGCCTTTTTCAGAAATAATAAATATCAATCTGCTAAAACTCCTTTCCTTAAAAGCTCATACTTATCTGTGCATTAGCTGCATTTACCTGTTCAGCAAGTGCCATAGGCAACACATAATCATCTATAAACTTGTGTACATTATCAATGTACTTTCTTCTTATGCTCTTATATGTTGTTACGCAACCAAACTCTCGTTTTAACTGCTTATATATGTCAGAATATACCGAACTGCGAATACTGCCGTTCTTATAAGCTTCGCTATCCTTGCCACCAAGTACAATTACGCCCTTTCTATTAACGTGCTGTTTGACCTCATCAATCTCACAGCCGTAAAGAGGTGTGTTATCCTTAAGCTCTGTCATATCTTCTTTGATAGAGTTAATAGCCCGCTCAAGTTCTGTATAGCCCTGTGCCAAAAGCTGTATCTGACCGCCTGTTGTCTTTGGCATACCATAACCGCCTGTTTTTCTGATTGACGGAAGTACCTCTCCTGTAACCCAATCTGTAAATCTCTCTGCACTTTCTTTGCGGCTCTGAAAGATTGTCTTGTAAAGATTAGCCTCGCTAATAAATATCATTTTCTGCATTCCACCCTTTGTAAGGGTATCCGCAGTATGGATACCCTTTTCAGATAACCTCTGCTTAACATTTCCTACATTTGATATTTCCAATGCCTTGCATACATCAGCCAGACAAAACATAGGTTCATCATCTTTAGTAATGGTTCGGATTTCTCCAAACTCTGAATTGCTAAAAATCTGTAACTCCATAAACATTCCTTTCTAAAAGTTAAATATTTTGAACTTCTAAAGCAAAAAAATAATCCTGTATATCATCTTCTGATAAATCTAATAATTTAATTGCTTTTAAAATTTCAATCTGTTTCCAAGGTCGCTTGCCTGTCATTTTAAGTGATAAAGTCCTGTCTGAACAGCCAAACGCCTTGGCAAAGTCCGTCTGACTTCCGTACTTTTCAATTATGCGACCTCTTAACTTACTGTAATTAAAAGCCATTCCAATTCTTCTCCTTTCTCCGTTTTTTGTTCAATGTTTTGAACTAATTGTATAATAGCATTATTAAATTAATATGTCAATAAAAAGTTCAATATTTTTTACTTTTTTAGTTTTACATCTTGAACTTTTGTTCAAATAATGGTATATTATCAACAGAAAGGAGGATAACTAAGATGAAAGAGAATACATCAGATAGGCTTAAACAGCTAATGAATGAACGGAAGTTAAAGCAAGTTGATATTTTGAATTTATCATTACCATATTGTAAGAAATACAATATCAAGATGAATAAATCCGATATTAGCCAGTATGTATCAGGCAAAGTTGAACCTAGCCAAGAAAAGCTAGTTGTCTTAGGAATGGCTTTGAACGTGTCAGAAGCGTGGCTAATGGGATTTGATGTTTCGCCAATCCGTAAGGATAATTCAAAAGAAGCTGAAAAAGATGTTGATTTACTTTGGAAGTTTTCTATGTTAGAACAAAGAGATAAAGAAACGATATTAGATATGATAGATGTTATGTTATCTCGAAAAGAAAAGAAGTAGGGTTTTACCCCCACCTCTTCAAAAAGTTTTCTATGAATGAATACAGGTACTCTAATGTACCTGTATTTTCTATTTTATTTATGAGTTCTATTAACTTATCTTTGTAATTTTCCTCATTACTGTTATCCATAAACCTGCACTCCCCTCTCTTGCCCTTGCACGTTTGATAGCGATACGATTATTATAGAACACACGTTCTATCGTGTCAAGTGTAGCGGCGATATTGCCAACGCCAATCAAACAATATCGCCTGCCAGAACTTGATAATGTTTAAGGGTCTTTTCTCAAAGACAAGTTTATTATACATTTATCGTTAGTATATTTCAAATACTTTCGGTCGTGTTATTTCGACTTTATTCGACAACTAACTGGAACTTGTCGATTGCATTACCCATAACGCCTGCATATCCGTCCATTCCATTTGATGTTTCATTGTCTATCTGTTCTGGATAGAAGTTGCGGTTATTGAATACAGATACCATATACTTTGCATACTTCCAAGGCTCACCCTCTGGCGTATAGTAAATGATTTCTATTGCGTCAATCTCGTGCTTCTTGTCACCTGCATAGCCATTATCGTAATCGTCATAATTAAAGCCAGTAACATAAGGAAGCCAATCACCGCCCTTTAAGTGAACTCTGTACTTAACTGAACCTCTGCTAACCTTGATAATAAGTGCTGTGATAGCTTTATTGTCACCTGCGCCAGCCCAATCTTCTCTGTCCTCTACTTCGCCCCACCATCTGTCTGTATAAGCGGCGTATGTAGCGTATACGTGTTCATCTGTGCTATCCTCTGTGTTATCTTCTTCGCTGTTATCTTCTGTATTATCTTCTTCATTATGAAAGCCATAGAATTCTGATAAGTCGCAAACTCCGTCTACTCCGTCAACAACGCCGCTTGATGTGTACTGCCAACCTGCAAGGTAATGGTCAATGTTAGGTGTCTTGTCTGTGTTAACATCATCATTTAACTGCATTTCATCATAGCCTAAGTAGTAACGTGCTATCCAGAACGGACAATCTAAGTCGCTAGGGTTTGTATAGGGCTTGATGTAACTACCATAGAATGATAAGCCAGTATATACGCCAAAGTCATATCCTGCACCCTCAATAACCTCTTTGTAAGCCTTGATAATATCAATAAGCTCTGAACCTAAGTTTCGCATACAAGTATCTTCAACGTCCATCCAAACTGTTACCTTACGTCCGTCAAGTACCTCTAATACTCTTTTAGCCGCTGCGATAGCTTCTTCTACTGTTGGCGTGTAAACATAATTGTATACACCGCAGATATGCACGCCTGCTAACTGACAGCCTTTCCAGTTGTTTTCAAACTGCTTATCTGGGTCAAAATCACGTCTGATAACCTTAAGAATAGCGTGAGTAAGTCCTGCCGCCTTAACTCTGTTCCAGTCAACTACACCATTCCACGCTGAAAAATCTCCACATTTAATCATAATTAAAATACCTCACTTTCTACTGTTCCTGTTACATCTGAACCAACTGTGTTATCTTCTGTGCTGTATGTTGCCTTGTATGTGTTTTTAACACCATCAAGGAAGCTCTTAAGCTCACTGTCTAGTGCTATATCATTCGCCAAGTATGCCGCAAAATCATTGAAGCTAGCTGACATACTGACTGTGCCGCTTTCGCTGATTGTAGCTGACAGATAAGCTACCTGTTTAAGTGTTCCGTCTGAGTTTTGAACGGATAATGTTCCGTTCTTCTGAATTGATGAGTTGATGTCTAACATTGTGTTTTACCTCCTAATTCGCATTAAAAAAGGACACCCGAAGATGTCCTTAATTGCTTAATTGCTTTTCCAATTTTTTAATACGCATATTCTGCGATTGTACAGTCGCAACTATATCCGCTATTAATTCATCATAGCGTAATGCGTATCTTGCTGTTAGCTCTTTAGTTGTATTTCCGTTTTCGTCTGAGACTTGTGTTTCGTAGTTATCATTATTAATCTTTTTATCGATAAATAATCCCCAGTCATCTTTCATAGTTTCTTTAACCTGCTGTGCAATAAATCCGTGATGATAGCGATTAGAAGTACCGTTAATCATTTTAAATTCGCAAGGTTTTAAATTGTAGATAAATTCAGAAGAGTCTTCTGAATTCAATAAATGAACATCTTTTTTTACGTTCTCGTCTGAATCAGAAGCAATTGTTCCATAAATTGACCCGAAACATCGCAAATCATATCCTATGTATGCACTTCCATATACTGACAGTTCGCAGTTCTCGTAGTGTCTGTCCTCTGTATTTGTAATTCTGACATTTTGTGTGTCTTTTCCCGAATTTGGATTATAGCAATATACTGTAAGTGTCGTTGGTTTTTTTACGTTATCTTGATAACCGCCATTCATCGAAATATTGGGCGAAAAAAACTCTAATGATTTGTTTAAATCGTTGTTTATTCTTATAACGAATTCGTATTCCGTATTTTCTGTTTTCTCTTTGGTACAATTTATTCCGACAACATCTCCATAATCTGCATTTAGCACTAAAGCTCTTCTTACTTCATTATTGCTAGTATAATATCTTGTTGTAGTTATCGAACCTACATAATTTTCGTAATCGTCGACCCAAGAATAGAATTTAATGTAATTTTGGTCTATCGACATTCCTTTAATTCCATTATTTTGATATGTCGACAATATACCATTATCAATTGAGAAATTGCCAATTTGACCTTTAGAAGCATACATATATCCATCCGCACGAACGTACCAATTACCATAATATGCCCCATCTCTTTCTTCTTGGCAAGAGAATGTCCAAGCTTCGGAATTAGCGGGTGCCTGTATATAAGTTCTATATTTGCCGTAATCTTTATAGATAGAAGACTTGCTGATGTCCCAGCCTCCAATCGTGCCAGACGAAAAATAGCCGCTTCCTGTAATTTGTGCGTTAGTTGCATACAGTTTACCAGTTTGACTTATATAAAAATTAGGACTTTTGCTGTATCCCTCATCTTCAGTTCCGTGAAAAACCGAAAAAACATATGGTGTAATATCACCAGGTATTTGTAATGCAATTCTGAATAAGTCATTATTCTGCTTAAATATTGTACTTATTGAATCTTTAGACACTTTCCAACCGCCAACGTTTCCGCCGTTTGCAATCAGATTGCTACAAGTTATAGTTCCGTCTGCTGTAATGCTGGTGTTCGTGCTGTTTAATGTAAACCTGTTGCCACTTAAATTAAGCCCACCCCTTGCAGTAATATTTATTATATCTGCAATAGCTTCGATAGCACTCTTAAGCTCGCCTGTTTTAGGGTCTTTTTTGATATATAAATCAAGGCTTGTTTTAGTTGCATAACTTTCTAAATCGCTTGACTTAGCGTAAGTTCCACTAAGTGCCAAACTAATACTTGAACCATTATCATTAATTTCCTGCGTAATTTTGTTAATCATAGTAGTTGTTGTACTATAATTATCTGTCAGATTTTTCTTTGTCTGTGTTAATTCTGTTGATATGCTATTAAGATTAATCTTAAGGCTAGCGTTCTGATTAAGCATATAGGCTAATTGCGTGTTAGATACCTCTTTCCAACTCCAATTGCCTTTATCATCTTTAACCCACCGCCAAGTTTTTTGGGCTGTTTCGTTGTATGCTATTGCCCCGTGATATTTTGCGTATTCATCATTGCTATAAGTCCAAGTAAGATTATCGCTTGGAAATAAATCATCTGACGGATAAATAGGTATGAACCAATCAATAGCTGGGTAATTATCTTTGTTAGGTGTTTCTGTAACTGTATACACCATAAAATTATCGTTCGTTTGTTGGTATAAGTCGGATAACGTGATTTCGTAGCTATCTAGTTTCTGATTAACAGTAGAAAACTTAGTCTGAATGCTTTCAGTATCAACATTGCTAGTCCACCACAACTTGTTAGTGATAAAATCACTAGCAACTTTCATCATACCGCCCCATTGAGTATAATCTTTGCCAGCACCACTTGTTATAGCTTGCATAATGACATTAAGTGTCTGTCCCTCGTTGTCCAGATAAATTTTATTGCTCTTAAGTGTATGGGTGTTATCGTTATTGATAACACTAAATAGTGTTTCAATATCCAGCTTGCTTGCATTGATATTAGCATTATCTTGAACAACATCATCACGAACAACTTTCCTCGTAACACCTTTTTCAGTAAGTCCTAAGGCATCAAACATAAGATTGCCAGCTTTATCCCAGACATACATATTGTAGTCCGAATTAGCGTCTTTACCTATTTGAACTCTTATTCTGTCAGTATCTTTGATGATAATTGTATTGTCTTGCCAATAAGACATTCCATTTTCACTATGAACCTTAAATTTAGTCGTGTTAAGGTCAAGTGCTGTAATCTTGCTTGCAGCTATGCTGTCAATCATAGCGTCTTTAATCTGTGCATTGCCGATAACACTTACAACTGCATTAGCGAATTCTGTTGTTAAACTTTTACCTGTCGCAGAACCAAACATTAAGGTCTTAATGTCTGCTACATCTGCATTTAACACGCCTACCTGTGCATAATCTGCTTGTAACTTAGCGATATTAGCTTCATTAATTGTAGCTTTACTTGCTGTCAAATTAACAATATCTGCTGTAATAGCTTCAATCTTATTAGCCTTTAATTGGTCGATATACGCTTGATGTGCTTTTAAACTCTCAATATTAGCACTAGTTATATCGGCATTTTCGATAACTGCCTTGTTGATTAAGACTAAATCAGCGTAGTATCGTTCCATTTGCTTTGTTATCGGACCGCTAGCAATATTACTGTTTTCTGTGTCAGATTGTCCGATAGATGTAACTGTGTCCATTAAGCCGCCATCACATTCGTGTGTTATCTGCATTATAGGCACTTTGTAGTCAACGCCACCTTTGTTGACAGTTATAATGTCACCTACTTCAAGCCGCCAGTCACCGACAAACTTAACTGTAAGCGGTCTAAACTGAAAGCCGCCTATCTTTTTATAAATCTCATTTAAGTTAGCTTGTGTCATAAATGGATTAGCAAAGCTAAGTCCAGTTGTACCACTGCCGCTAGTGATTGTGCTAGTTTCCTTATCACCAGACTTTGTATTGTTACAAGTCAGCTTTCTTATCGTAAAATCTTTGCTAGTGGTAAAAGTAACCCCTTGCTGATAGTATTGATGTCCGTCAAGCACATAACCGCTATCTTTGTACCACTTTATTTCAAGGTTTCCGTCAGAATTAATAGCCGCATTTCCACCTTGTAGCATAGCCATATAACCTATCATTTCACGCATTGTATAGCCTTGTGGCTTATCTGTAATTGTATGTGTGTTTGTTATGCTAGTTGCTAACTTTATGCCTAATTTTATGCAAATCTCCTCTAAAATAGCCTTGTCTGTACTAGGATAAGTTAATTTAGAGAAGTACCCTTTTTCAGCTTTGTACATCTTGTCATAAGCTGTGTACTTAGTGTATTCGCCGTTACTTTCTTCTTTAGTTACAGTAAATATGCCTGTCTGTACATACTCAATGCCGCTATCGCCCTTAACACCCTCAAAAATGGTTATATCCTTATTTTCAAGCGTGATTTCTGGATTATAAATAGAAAAGGTAACACTACTACTGCAAGTATTACCTATCGAAATGCTATTGTTCGGATTGATTATGTTGCTGTACTTAAACTCATTAAGTGTCTGATTGTATTCTTTTCCGTCAACTAAATATTTGCTGTAATATCTTGCATACAGCAAATTGAAATCCGCACCCCAATTAATATTTTTCATTTATTGGATTGCTCCTTTCTGCTGATTAATCGTTAATCATAAAGCTAAGTGCGATAATGTTAGCTGGCTCAATAGCTTCACAACTATCAAATGCACTTATATCAACTTTCGTGTATTCAGATACTTCTATCTCCTGTTCTCCTAGTTCTTCAAGTTCTGATTTTATCTTATCGTTGTTATCTTTATTTTCCTCGCGTATCTTTTCTATCGTTTCTATGACTGCCTTAAAGTGTGGCTCTAACATCTTAATGTTAGACATAATGGCAACTGCTAATCTGCCACCCATTTTAAGCTGTGCTACACTTGCAAGTGCTTCATAATGTGCTAAAACTTCATTTCCTGTTATTTTCATAGTTAATCTCCTTATTTCTGAATTAAACTTAATTTTGCTCCGACTATTAATCCGTCCTCATTCTTTGCTCTTGTGAGATACGGATATGTCACATCTCCTGTGTATATTGTCATTTCCTTTTGTGTACCGCCTAAGAATAGGACTTGTGCTGTCGGGAATGGGTTATTTTCATCACTAATCACATTATCAAGCAACAACGCCTGTTCACCTGTTAATGGTGGCAATTGTAGTTCTACTTTATCCTTAATAGCCACGATTGTGCCTACCATTTCTCCATAATCGTTTCTTCCTGTGTTCTTAGACCAAATCTTATTCCTACTATATGTGTAGCCGTTATATGCTACTGGGAATGTCACTCCCTCGATAATTACAGCACTTATCATTCAATCGCCCCTTTCTGCCTAAAAATTGGTAACAAAAAAGAACATATCATCTCTGATACGTTCCCTTAGTTTTATATATTTATATTTTCAAGTTGTCCCTACCACTAACATTTTATTTCAATACCCATTTTGAATTTTTATTTATTAAGTTAATTAAACAGCAATATCTTCAATAAACATATTACTTAAATAAAATAAGTGAAATTGTAATATGTTTGTCCTTGATTTGCCTTAATTTCGGTATCACTATAAATTTGTAATGCACCATTAGGTGTCAATTGTCCATATGCCACAAACCCCGCCGGATTATATACTGTGACCGGAAATTTTATAGTTTTACTCGGTCTATATTCCTTAGGCAGAGTTGCGACTGTTGTCCAGCTCCTAATTGCTACAGTATTGGTTAGTTTAGCTGGCATTATATTTACCAGTGCCAAAGCAGGTGCGTATGTTATGATAGCATTTTCGTACGTTGTTGTTGTATTGTTGTTCAGTTCACTTATCATATCATTATTACTCTTAATCCCATCTTCCATATGATTAAGCCTGTCTGGGCTTAATGGAGTGCCGCCGCTAGTGCCAGCTTTCCACGCTTGCTTTATGTATTGTATAAAATTCATAGTAAAACCTCACTTTCCAAGCACACAAAAAGGACACCTCACAATTAAGTGAAATGTCCTTGTCATTTTGCTATTTATTTGTTATTATTGGTATGAGTTAATTTGCATTCACTCATACGTGCTAATCAGAACAGGTCTATTCAACTTGTTCTGTTTTTTTATAGCTGTAAATTTCTTACAGCTATTGAATTTTCTTTCTGTTTGAGCTATTATATCTCACAAGAGAACTTATGCAACATTATTGAATAATTGCAGTATAAATTCTCTTCCAAGTTGGGTAATTCGTCTATGATAGATTACTTTACCGCTGTCAAGAATTTCTTGTTTAATTTCCTCATATCCCATACTGCTGTATGGTGAGTAAAGAACCCAAGTTCCATTGACATTGTACTGAATTTTTCTATCAGCAAGCAACTTGTTAAGTTGAATAGCAGAATTTAAGTTCAGCTCTTTAGCAATCTCTGTCATTGTATATGTTTTATTGACGTGTGTTAAGATAGCGTTCTTTCTTTCTGCTTCAACTCTTGCTTGCCTTTCTTTTTTAACTTTGTTAATAATTCTATTCCAAAGTCTGGATTATTCAGTATTTCATCAATAACATTATCAGTAGCATATATTCCATTCTTGCGAATTGACGGAATAATCTCATCAGCTACTAATGCTTGAAATTTCTCTGCTGTTTCGTTTTTGGCTTTCATTGCTAGTCGGTAGAAGATGTTTTCTGGGATAAAATCTTCGTGCGCACAAGTGTGTACGCCTAAATCTTCCAAGTATTTCTCAACTCTGCTCCACATGATTACTTTGTTACCACTTGCGGCTATTCTTGTGAACCCAAGTCCTCTAGCAACATTTTCCAATCTTAAGTAAGCAACGCCATTCTGCTCATAGCAGTCTACGCCGCAAATATTCTTAGTGTTCATTGGTGCCTTAATCTCATTGTGAGTGTCATCTTTTGTAGTTGGATTATTATAACTCATTATTTTACCTCCTACAAATTTATCATTTGCTCAAAACAGAACTTATTGCGTAGTGGGAGTATATGCCCACAATGCCTCACGCAATAATATTATGCCACTTCCTTTGCAGACTTGTCCTGTCCCTTTAAATCAAAATTATTAACATTGTCCTGAATGGTTTCTATCTGCTGCAAAACTCCCATAAGAACATATGAAACTCTTTCGTTTTCCATATTTGCTAAAACTTCTGTTACTGTTGCGTGTGCAATTTCTGACGCTATGTCAATATTTGTTACGATTTCTACATTACTCATTTGTTTTTCCTCCGAAAATATTCTTGAATTTTCCGAAAGAAACTGATATGATAGATTTATCAATTCCTTTCGGATTGGTGGTTTGAGTAGCAACTAAAAGTTTTGACCGACTTGTTGCTACTCTTTTTTGTTGTCTTTAAGTTCTTTTTCTACTAACCCTATACCTTTCATAATGGTGTCGGTTCTTGTTAATTTCAATTCATCAGCACATTTCTGAATACGATTAGCTTCATCTTTTGTTATTCTGATATTAAGATTAACATTTCTAGGGTTTTCCTTATGTGGTCTTCCTGCTGGACTAATAATAATCACTCCTTTCAATTATTGCCCTTGCAATATTTATGCTATTATAATAACTGCCCTTGCAATAATTGTCAAGCACTTTTAAATAAAAAATGGAACGCACCGAAAAGATACGCTCCATTAAAATCATGTATTACCAAAAAATCAGCCCACATCTGTTACACACAAACCTATGTTGTGAATAAGTTCCGCCCTGTTGCTTAATCTTCTCTTTCTTATTAACCAGCGTAAACGGTCTAAACGGATTCAAATTAACGGTATATCTTGTCTTAGTTTTCTGTGGTACAGTTGTTGTAATCTGTGTGTGAGAGCAGTCCCAACTGCTACATCTTGGACAATATACTTCAACTAAGCCGTTTTCTGTCGCTCTGTACACTCCTTTAAAGTTAGGATTTAGTGGGCGTTGAATTTGTGGTTGCTGTTTTTTCTTTATTCCTAATACTTCCAGCATTTTATATAAGCCTTTTTTTAACATATACATTCCCCCTTATCTTTAGTACTTTAAATATATTCTTTTATTATTTATTTGTCAATTAATAAGGGAATGCTGCTTGCCCTGTCATATTAGTGTAGTTATTAGCTTTATCCTGTACCATTGTAAACAATTTATCAGCGTCACCTTGTAGTGTTATATTAACGTTGTTGTTGGCTTCTGACATAGCCGCTACAACCGCATTGTATACTGCTGGATAAACTGCATTAGCAATACCTGTTGTAATTTCTTGTTGATTGGCTACTGCTGTTCTTCCGTCCATAGTACCAACCATTTCGGGTGCTACTTCATTAGCAACGAATAACTGTCCTTTGTTTGGAAAGCCGCCATTTGCATACCAATCAACACTTATCTTGGGCACTTGAGGTGGCACAAGACTAAATTCGCCATCAATATCGAAATGTGGCGTTTTTATATGTGGAAAGCTAAGTCCTAAGTTGTCCCACCAATCTTTGAAATTATACCACATATCTCTTACTTTATAAAAAAAGTTCTCAACGGCTACTGAAATTTCACTAAGGGATGGTTTGCTATCCCACCAATTAACTACATTATTCCACTTATCTTGTATGCCTACTCTTATTCCATCTGCCATATCACGCCATCTATCTGCCGTAAAGTAAGGTGCTACGTGATTATTCCACCAATTGTAAATTCCGGTTGTGCTCCACCAAGAAGAAAAATCAGACCATTTATCTTGTAGACTTGACTTGAAATTATCACCCAAGTTGTTCCATTTATCTTTAGCAAACCAAGACGTAACATCATTATTCCACCAATTATATATACCTGTGCCACTCCACCAATTATTGAACGAAGTCCAGCTATCAGTTAAGCTGCCCTTTGCGTTATCTCCAAGAGATTGCCATTTTGCTTTTGTAAAATAAGGTGCTACGCTATTGTTCCACCAGTTGTATATTCCTGTACTACTCCACCAGTTATTAAAAGAAGTCCAGCTATCTTGCAAGCTATCTTTTGTATTATCTCCAAGTGACTGCCACTTCGCTTTAGTAAACCAAGGCATAACATCATTATTCCACCAATTTACGATTGCTGTATTATTCCACCAATCTGTAATTTCATTCCATTTTTCTTGTGCAGCTATTTTTATATTTTCTATGCCATCTTTTGCTTTTTTTACATATTTACTATCATCTATGCTTGCTGAAAATTCCGTAATAAATTTAAGTGTAAGAATTCCGCCCGGAATAACCAAAGAAGCCAAAATTCCTGCAATTCCCCATTTGTCGTATATCTCCTGGTAAGCACCCCATATTAATTTTATTGCTGATACTCCTAAGTCAATTGCTAGGTCCAAAATTTTTACAGTTATTTTTCCTAAATCTATACCTTCAATAAACTTTATTATATTTCTTCCTAATTGTTCCCAATCAACAGAACTAACAAATCCATCTGCAAAATCCAAAACATTGCAAATAGCTTCTGTAATTGCTTCTCCTGTTTTTTTCCAAGGAAAAGCATTTATCCCTTTGTTTATTTGTTTGCCTGCGTAAGTACCTATTCCGTACCAGTCACCCTTTTTTATGGCTTTTTCTATTCTATCAGCCCAAGCAACTGCCGAATTTTCCATATTGGCAAATGCTTTATTCCACGCCGCTTCATATTCTGCCGCCGCTTTAGCAATATCATCTGTCAAATCAATAGTGCTACCGCCACCGCCGCTTGAACCCTTGCTTGAGCTTGTATCGTCCTGTAATTTATTTATTTCATCAAATCCCATAAGGGATAATGTAGCTTTCTTAGCTGAATCAGCTACATCTTGGTAGCCGTTTGAAATATCTTCTAAGCCATCTGATGTGTCTTTATAGCCACTTTGTCCGAAGCTTTCAAAGTCAATCTTAACGCCCATTAAAGAAGCAAGATTGACTAATAATCTTTTGATTACAATAGTTACTCCGTTTACTATCGGCATAACCTTTGAAAGAATTGGGATAAATAGCTGTCCTGCTACCATTCCTACCTCTTTCATATTGTTACTGAACTGGCGTAACATATTACTTGGGGAGTTGATTGTCAAATTTGTTATCGTATAGGCTCTTTATCCTATACTTCTTATAGTTTCCTATAAGTTCAGAGTACATTATCACCCACGTTTTTGCGTTTGGTTTGGTGGTAGCCACTTCCACCTCATACTGCCCTATATGCAGTAGTGTCGGACACTCTTGGGAATATTATATTTATTCAATTCCTACTCGTTACGATACTCAATAGCCTGTTCGTAATCTATTGAGTTATCTCGGTATTAGCATAGTTGAAAACTTTAGCCTTCGCCGATTTTGCCCGATTGCCATAAGATATTTCTATTCTTATGCAACACTTGGAAGATAAGCTATATCATTAACTTTCTTCCGTCTATTAGCTAAATCACCCCAAGATACTTTTGATTGGTCTAATATCGCTAACACTCTTAACTGTTGTTTTTCCATCTGTGTCATTTCAGACACCGACTTAGAAATGCCTAAGTTGTAAGCATACGTCGCTAATGTAGCATTGGTAATATCAATACCATACTTGTACAATGCCCTCGATTGTCCGATTAAACCGCTTTGTAAGTTCTGTGCTACTGTTGAATAGTCCACATTGAAAAGTGAGCTTATATCGCCCGCAAGCATTGTCATTGACTTTGTTATAGCCGTTGTTGCTTCGCCTGTCTGTCCTAACGAATTAGTAACAGAAGCTAACTGTGAAGCATACTGTGTTACTTCTTGTATGTTAAGTCCTAAGTTCTTTGCTCCGCTTTCTTCAAGCAAACCGCCTTGAACATTAACTTTTAAACCAGACAGCTTTCCGAGAGCATCGTTTACTCTGCTTTGAAAACTTTCTGCGTATGCTGTTGCATTATCATATCCGTACTTTTCATAATCCTTATCCCATTCTGAACCAATCTTGCCAAACGCAACCGCTTGATAGTTGAACGCTTCAATGTAATCTGTTGTTGACTTGATTGCTTCTATAAGTTTCTTACTGCCACGAATTACCATAAAATAAGTAGCATAAAACCTGCCTATTGCACTTGCAAGACTGCCAAAGCCTTTTTTGGCTTTAGATGTACTTGAATAGGTGTTATTGAAAGACCTTATCAAACCATTGCTTGCGGTTCCAGCTTTGCCGCCTTGACTAGCAAGATTAGCCAATGCGTTAGTCATTTGAATAACATTCTGGCTTACTGTTGGCGCTCTTGATAGCGTTGTCATTAAGCCATTTAAAGCATTGCCTAGCTTCGGAATGTTTACAACGGCGTTTTCTATACTCTTACTGCCTAACTTACCAAGTGACTTTGCAAATTCTGTGACTTGCGTTGCATTCTGCGGAATAGCTGATATGCTTGCAACTGCCTTTGTGACAGCTTGAAGTGATGTAGCTGTGTTAGTTAGTGCAACCGAATCAACAGAACCTATCTTTGTGATATTCTTAGCAAGCCTTGTAAAATCTGCTGTTCCTGCGTTCATATTCTGCATAGCAGAACCTAACTGACTAACGCCACTTGCAAGGCTACTAAGTGATGGACCATTAACAGTCGCAAGTGATGTTGACAGCCTTGTAAGATGTTCTATTAGCGTATCAACAGAATCAATAGCTTTCTTGGCAGTACCGGTAATTTTGACTTCTAAACTGTCTAATTCCACGCTTTAACCCCCTTTATAGGATTGTTGGCGGTAGTCCTCTCTTTTCAGCTCGTGCCGCCCATTTCTGTTCATTGAGTAACATTCGCTGTAACTCTTTATCGTAGGTATCTTCTTCGCTTTCTTCCGTTTTTTCTGATAAAATAGCCTGCTTCGGATATTCAATGTGTGTATCTTTACTAAATGCCGCACCTATTCCGCAAGAAATAGCTGGAATTGCGTAAACTAAAAACCAGTTATAAATTTCTGAATCACGATTTTGTCTATCGATCTTTTTGCCTTTTGCGTATAGCAATAGTTTTGTAGGTGTCATTTTAAGAAAGTCTGAATAACTAATACCTAGTGAACTGGCTAAAACAAAGTATTCTTCCCAAATTATTTTGTGGAAGTCTGCTTTTTCTTGTGGTCCTGTGGAACTACTGTCGGCTTCTTCTGCTCCTGTGTTGCTTCTTCCACATTGTTCGCCATCTCCTCTAACATCGCTGTTATTCCGCTCAACTCGAAAAAACCATCATCTTCCATCGCTTTCTTGATTTCTTCGAATAGCGTTCTATATCCGTAACTCTTATCTGTCTTTCTCTTTTCTGTAATATATGCCCTAGTGAGTTCCTTTGCTTCATCTATAGTTACAGGGTTATTGTCAATACAACCTGCATAAATGGCTAAAATGCAAATCTCTGGCACATCTGCTGTCATATTTGCTAATCCGTCAAAAGAAGCCTGTGCAACACTCTTATCTGTCTGTGCAAGTAAGTAAGAACCATTAACAACAGAAAACATTTTCTGCACTATCTCTTTACACTCTGCCGCACCAAAAGAGAACTCAACTTTGTATTCTTTTCCGTTTACATTAATATTCATCATATTTTCCCTTTCCCCCTATGCTTTAACATAGGAAAGGGGCAGTCCGTAGACCGCCCTTTCAATCAATTGTTATTCTGTTACATCATCAAGATATGATGCGTAGTCGGCTGTTTTGGCGTTTGTGCCACCAATCGACACAGCCTTTGATTTAGTCGATTGGCTTATCATTCCCCCACCTTTGTTACTGTGAATGTGCCACCAGTGCCTTCAACAACTTGAAGCTTGTCTGTGCATTCGATAGGTGAAGTGTTAGGAACTGCTGTTACTGTCATTTCAAGTACTGAATCAGTACTAGAAACATCATTAGGTGTTGCTGTTACCTGTCCGACAAATGCGTACTTAGCAACCGCACCTAATCCGTCAGAGCCATATAACTGAATAATATCTAACTGCTTGCCCTCTGCTTTGATTAAGTCCTGCAAATAAGCCTTTTCAAGGTTGCCTGTGTAAGTCTTAGCGTCAGATGTTTTGATACCCATTAAGAATGTCTGTGAATCATCTTCAAATGTTGTACTTTCAACTGTGTTAGGTGCTGATACTGGTGCTGAAATTGACTTAGCCGCAACCATTAACTTATATGAGCCTGCAAAACCATCTTCGCTATGCTCCTTGTAGATAACCCTAGCTTTATAACTTGTACTTGCCATTGCCTTGTCTACCTCCTAAAAATTTGCAAAAAAATAAGAGCATTTCTGCTCTTTGTTACAATAATCTGTCATTTGCCGCTATCATTCTTCTGAATCTAGCGGTACTCTTATGTACTTTGTTACTGATTGAAAATTCCGGCATTGCGTTGCCTTGGAATCTCATTGTCTTAAATGTATCTGTAATTACTGCCATAACCTTGCGACTGTCAGACTTACTTGTGTTAGTGGTAACATCTACTTGAAATGTCGCTAACAATGCGTTAATTGTCTGTCCGTCAAGCGTTTGTCCTTGTTCTACTGCTGGCAGTAAATGAATGTATACTGTTGGGAAAACTGCTTGACCGCTGCTTTCCCCCTCATTGGTTATAACTATCTTTGGATATGTCTTTTTAAGCTGTGTTAGGGTTTTAGCCTTGACAAGTGCTGTGACTGTATTTTCAAGGTCTGTCGCCCAATCGTTTGCATTTGCCATTAACTAAACACCTCTCTTGCTATCTGCTTATACTGATTAATAATCTCCATTGTGGCGTTATACATAGGCATTGTGGCTTTAACGCCGTGCGTGTAGTGCCATTGATTATCATTACCTAAGTAGTACCAGCCATCGCTGAATGCGTGGATTTGTCCTGGATACGTTCCTACGCCCAAGCCAAAATCATTAGCCTTTGGGTTCTCGTTGCCGCTGTTGTAATAAATACCAGCACCAAATTCAATTGCTAATAGCGTGTAAAATGGTTCTCTATCTTCTACCTCAACAGTTTTACCGGTAGCAATTAAAATAGCTTGGTAGCCATCTTGAATAGGCTTTCTGTCAACTCTCAATGTTACTGTCCTACCTAATGGACTTTCATTAACACTCATAATTGCTGCTTTGTCGCCTAATTCTGCTAATCGTTCGACAAGCAATCCACATTTATACTGTAAACTCTGCTTATACTGTTGTAGCTGTCTGATAGCTTCATTTACAGACTTTTCAGACAAAGATATATTAATTGTATGTCTTGCCATAATGCACCTACTTTACAACTGCTTTAAGCATATACTTAGTTGAATATAATGCTGGCTTAATACCTACAATCGTGAAGTCTGCTGATGTTTCATCAACAAGACTGTCAGATGTGTATGTAGGCTTGCTATCAAGCCATATAAGGTCGCCTTTTTGAATAGGTAATGTATCCCTATCTGTCAGCAAAATAGCGTCAAAATCAGCCGTATCAAAGCCGTATTCTTTGCTTTGTGCTTCTCCGCCGCTGAATGATATGTTTGCTTTGAAATCGACCGGCTCTGAAAAACCTGTTTTCTCTTCAAGAACTTTGGGTATCTTATTTCCCTCATCATCAAGATAAGGAATGAAGTTGCCATCTGTGTCGGTATATCCCTCATATAGAATATTGCCGTCTTCATCTCTTTCATAGATGGTTACTGTCTGTCCTTGAAGTGAATACTTCATAGCCTGCTTATTAATGTCAAGCATTGTTCTTTACCTGCTTATAAATCTGATTAATGCCTGTGCTTGATAATCCGGACACAATTCCTACTGCGATTGCATTAAGAATGTCATTTGCCGGAAAGTCCGGTATTACATACATACCTACAACGCCTAAGATACCGCCTGCAACGCCTACGATTATAGGAATGTAATTATCCTTAATGTGTGGAATTGCTTTGGCTCCTAAACCTATCAGATATGTTATTACAACGATTGCAACTACTGTTGATACTGATGTTATATCCATTCTGCTATACCTCCTTATCTTCATTAAGTCGTGCTTCCAATCCGTCTATTCGGTGGTGTGCCGACTTTACACTTTCCTCAACCTTAATAATCCTGTTATCGTGAGAATTAAGTTCTTTTCTCATTTCTGTAACTTCATTCTTTATCTCTGTTGTATTGCTTGATATTGTGTCAAGTTTCATATTTATGCGTGTATTTTCCTTTACACGCTCTGTAAGTTCTGCATTGTCAGACTTTTTGTTGTTCTTAAGATTAAATCCCAACGTAAACAGTCCGAAAAAGACGGAAAAAGCAACTGAAATAATGCTTATAATTACTGCTATTGGCATTGATATACCGCCTTTCATAATTAATAATGGCACACCGCCCACCACCCTTAATGTGTGCCGCCTGCTACCATATTGGTAACGCACAATCTTCTATAGCCTTATCTGCATTACAGATAATTTACTTTTTCTACAACTTGGTAGATAAGCTATAACACTTTGGCAAACGGAAATACCCCAACAAATAAGCTGTCTCTATTTCTCCAAGTTCTGTTGACACCACCCTCGCTTAAGGCAGACATAAAGTTTTCGCCTGCTTGTGAATGGTCGTAGACAGCCAGATTAACGATAACACTCTCAAATTTCTTCAAGTCCTCGGTTATCATTTCATCTGTGTAGCTGTCGGGATAACACCTCTTTGCTTTTACATCTTCTGTAGCCTGTTTAATAAGCTGTTCGATTACTGGATTATCTTCTTTGTTATCGAACACTACCACATCAGATGTTGTATCATCATCATTTGTGACTGTCTCAATATGAAATTGTTTAAGTCTGATTTTAACTTGCTCTAATGTGGTGTATTCCATAATTTCAGCTCCTATAACCCTAATTTCTCAATTAACAGTTCTTTAAGTTCTGCTCCTGTAAGCTCCATTGCGTTCTCAATACCTTGTTCTAAGGCAAGTGTCTGCAAGTCCGCTGTTGGCATACGCTTAATAGCTGTCTTTGTGTAATCGCTTGTAGGTTGAGCAGGGAACTTGTCCTGCTCTTCCTCATATTTAAGCTCATCTCCATAAACAGCTTCCTGTCTTACATTATCCGCTGTTACTTCTTCGCTCTGCTTTGCGGCGTTGATTTTATGTCGTCTTAATAACATATAAACACCTCTTACTTTCCGAACTTAGCAAGAACAACCTTTGAATCGTTGCTTAAGACTGCTGTATAGTGTTCATCGCCAGAGATAACAGTTGTCTTTGCAAGAATATCTCTGTCCGATTCAATCTCAACGCTTCTCTTCATATAGATTGTAAGTGCGTTCTCTTCCTCTGATACGCCATCTGCACCTGTGTCCTCGTTAGGGTCTTCTGCTGATACAATAACAATAGGACAAGCGTAGAACTCTGTTGTAACAGCCTTTAACTTGCTACCTACCTTGATTTCCTTGTCCTTTGGCTTAAGCGTATGTGCAAGTGCTGTGTCAAGGTGAACATTAGTTGCATCCTCGCTTGTTGTATCAGCTACAACATTAATTGTTCCTGTTGAATCATCAAGCTCATACTTAATCAGCTTAACTTTCTTAGACTTAACAACCTGTGCTCCTGCAATAGAACCGATAGTACCATTCATAATTACATTAAGTGGGTACTTATCATTACTCTTAAAATCATCATCATTAAGCAATGTGGCTTCCTGCGCCGGATTAATGAACAGTATCTTTGTAAGTGATGAATCTGATTCATCATCAAATTTGCTATTAGCTGCTACAACTGCTGAATAGCTGATAGGCGCTGCTGTTCCATCGTAATCAATAGGTGCTGTGCAAAGTGCGTCATAGCTGTCATTATCAACCTTTGCAGCGATTGACATAGCAATCTGATTAATAGCCGTACCAAGTGGGTCACCATAACCAGATAATACTGATTCATCTGTAAGTTCTACTGCCTTGCCTGCTTTCTTAACCTTTGCTTCTGTTGTAGATGTTGTAAGTACTGTTGTACCCATAGCAACACCTTCTGCTACATCTTCTGCGTCACCAATATAAGCATACTTTGGCACAACGATTGTGCTTCCCGGTCTGCCTACAAGTGTTGTATCAACTCTTGCGATAGGTGAAAACTTAATTTTCTTTGGCAACTTAGCTGATACCATATCAGCCATTACCTGTGGGTCTACTAAATTTGCTAACTTAGTCTGTGGCATAGTTTATTTACCTCCGTTTTCTACTCTGTAAACTTTTTATAAAGTTCTGGATTCTTATTTTTGAACTCCACTCTTTCGTGGTAATTCATCTTGTTGAACTGTTCCTGTGTTATCGCGCTTTCTTCTCCGCCGCCTGCATTAATAGCCGGTCTTGATTTAAGCCACTCTGCCTTAGCTTCTTTAACCTGTCTTTGCACTTCATTGGCAATTACAGTTGCTATAAGGCTATGATCTGCGTCTGCAACTGCCTCAATCAAAGAATCAATATCCTTTCCATCGCCTATAACTTTCTGATAAGCATTGACAGCTTTCATATGATTAAGTTCTTTGCTCATGTTCTCGAACTTTTCAGCCTGCAACTTTTCAGCTTCTGCCTTTGCTTCCGCTTCCTGTTCTTCTGCTGTCTGCTTTGAGCGAAGTTCTTTCTTGTACTTAGCTGCTTCTGAACTGGCTTTATCGGAAGCGTTCTTATACTTCTCTTTTTCAGCTCTTTCACTAGCAAGCTGTGCCATAAGTTCTTCTACACTAGGTGTCTGTTCTTCATTCTGTGGCTCATTATTAGTTGTTGGTTCTGTTGTTGTGTTAGTTACATCTGCCATAATTTTTTTTACCTCTGCTTTCTGCGTTTTTTGTTGTTCTCTCAACTTCTTGCGATATTTGTATTGCCCTTTCTCTAGGGCATATAAAAAGCCACAAGGCATTTCTACCCTGTGGCTCAATATCAATTTATTTATCTGTTCTGCTCTTATCTATAACTGGACTATTTTCTGTCTGGTCTGATAAATCTTGCATTGTGCGGTCTTTGTTAGGCGATTGTTCGCCATCTCCGCCCTCTGCTTGGTTCTGTGTGTCTTTGTTGATTATACTGTCTTGGTATGCCTTAACCATTTCTCCGCTTCTTGCTACAACATCGTTAGGGTCATCAAAGAATGGAATTGCATCAACTGTATCTTTAAGACTAAATCCGTGGCTTATCAATGTCGCCATAGCGTTAACCTTAGTTGACATTTCATAAGTTTTTTGCCGCTTAATGTTAGGTTTTACATCTCTTGCCCTTAATTTAAGTAACGGATTGCTGCTGTTAACATTGTTTGACAACTTGATAGCCGCAAGAACAACTTTTATCTCTTCCATTTTGCAGCCATCAGTAATTAATTGCTGTTTTGCCGCCGCTGTTTCAGCCTGTGACCAGCCTGTTGCGTCCGACATTGCAACTCCTGTACTGCCACCGCTATTATCATTTCGTTGTGGCACATTACATTTCTGCAAGATTATCTGTCGCCTTGATTGGATATTATTAAGCATACCTGTGTAATCGTAATTAATTGCAAGTGGCTCAACTATTGGAGTTTTGCCATCTGCTGATGTATAGGTCTGCATCCATTCTCCAGATTTTGGTTTCCTTACTTTTTCAGTAATGCGTTGTGTTCCATCTTTATCAACTATTGTTTCCTGTTCAACCGGGAAATCAACATCGTTTGTATGCCATACTGCTTGTGTGTTCTGTTCAACATCATTTGTAAAATCTGAAATGAGTAGGTTTAAGTTATCCATTTCAGATATTTGCCGTTCAAAACAGCCCATTCTATCAAATGACCTTGTGTATTCAATGATAGGAATTTTATGTAATGGGTTCTCTTCCCCACTTCTCTCTAAAAATCCCCATCTTGTTTTTCCTTTTTCTGGTCCGTTAGTGATTTTTATTCCATCCGTAACTTCATAGCGAATATCTTTTGTAAAACAGGTGTAATATCTTGCACCGCTATGTTTGTCTTTGATATAAGTGCCTGCAAGAATAACCCTCTTATCGCTATAAGCTGTTGACCTTACAACAAATGTTGTTCTTGGGTCTAATACATCATATGTGAAATAACTTTCCCCATCTTCATATTCTGTATTCACATCAATAAGGACATATCCAACACCGCCGATTTCAACATATCTTGCAAGTTCCTGTTGCTTCTGCCTTGCATTCTGTGATTCGTAGCAACCGTTTAATTCTGCTATAGCTTCTGTGAGGTTAGAATCCTCATTGTCGCCATTTTGAACTAGCGTTATAGGATTTCCCCACTTAAAACCTAAATTAAACTCTGTGACCTCGTTAGCCACATTATCGCAACACTCACAGTCAATGTCCGGTCTGTAAGTCTTTGGATTCTTCCTAACTATTGGCTGTATTCCTGCATCATAATCAAGAAGAAACTGTATTCTGTTGGAATTAATATCATGTTCCAAAATTGCTTCACGCAAAATTGGTATTATATTGTCAGGTGTTATTTCTTTTGCACCTGTATAAATAGCAATTCTTCCTGTCTGCATTATCTACACCTCTAATAAAATGTCATACCGCTTGAACTTCTGCTTTGTGGTATTTCCTTAATTTGAAAATCATCATCATCGTTAGGTACATACCATATCCATTTGTGGCAATGCTTGCACGCTAATTTATGTGTTCGTGGGTCTTTGCTGTCTGCCTTAGTCAAAAACTTATGGCAATTCGGACACATAATTGACTTGTCTTTGTTTGTATAAAAAATCATATTGTTACCTCGTTACATAGTAAAAGCACCGCCATAATTAAATGACGATGCTTTTCGATAAGGATTATACATGTTTATGAAATTTGCTTTGCTCATTGTAATAATACATAATTTTTTCGTCACAATCGTAACATCTTTTAATTTTTTTCAATAAATCTTTGAAAAGCCATTTTTACACTACTTTCTGTGTTGCCACCTATGATATGTGCTATCTGAATCCAAGTCTTATTTTCTAAAAATCTAAGATTGATTATTCTTCTTATTCTACTATCGTCAACGCTTGCAATAAATTCTTCAACCTCATTGGTTTTTTCCAACAAATCATCTTCAAGCAACTGCAATGTGGCTTTTCTAGCATAAAGAAGTGTTTTCTTTCTGCTGTACTCTGGAAATGGTATGCCTTCAATCTTAAAATGCTGTTTGCCACCATTGCCACCGCTAACAGAATCTATAACCATTTCTCCAGCTTCAATTTTACTTATATCTTTTTCAAGTCGTTCTATCTTTAGTCTTACTTCTTTTACTTCTTCCTGTAAGTCGCAATACTGTGATAAAACTTCCTTTGTTACCATAAATTCCCTCCTGTTATACTGGACTTGACATAATTACTGTCTTTTTTACTCTATTTCCTCTTTTCATTCTTAATGCAAAATTTGAAAAAACATCCGGTACATCATCGTGCAAATTTTTACCAGATACTGAATATTTCAATAACCAACTCATCATCTCTGCATAATCGCTCTTGGGTTCATATAGGCTTCTATCTTTAAACACAATATGTTGCAATACCCAACTAGAACATTGAAATATTCTTGCTTCTTTGTTTGTTTCAGTTGCAGTGTCTGATATATTGCATAACCAGCCTTTTTCTTCTACTCGTTTTCTGACTTCATTTGCAACTCTATCTCCGCCTTGATTAGCTTCAAAATCGCAATCTTGTATTTCATTATCGACAATTAAATTTGCTGAATTTTCATATTGTTTTTCGTAATCTGCCGAATTGTTGCATATAGTATCAGTGCAGTAATACGTTCCCTCATATCCTTCAAATTCAACCAGGCAAGGGAACACATAAAAATCAGTACCAGAGGATTTCGTGTCACATTGTCCAGTAATTCTTTTAATTCGTGTTTTAGGAAGTTCTTTATATCTCATTATTTTGTTTTCTGGATAAAGCAATCCCTCACGTTCTATTGGATCTTGCTTATAAAGACATCTATAAGATATATCATCCATTGTCAGTGCTTGATCATTAAAAAATTCCACCGACATTCCATTATATTCATAGTCAAAATTACTTTTCCCTGTTTTAGGGTCAATATCTGGAATCGAAATAATTTTTAACTTTGGGTCGTTTCCATAAAGCTCAATAATATGTCCAATAATGTCTTTTGTGCTCCATCTGGTCATTATAATTATTTCTTTTACTTGTTCGTTTAGCTTTCTTTGCTTTAAATCGACTCCATAAATTCTCCATATTTTTTCAAGAATTATTGGATTAAGTGCTTCTTCAATAGAACCTATAAGGTCATCACAATATAAATAACGGTTAGTTCTAACCTTACCAGCATTCTTAGCTCCTATTGATGAGCATTGAATACTTGAAAATGCTTTGTATTTACCGAAATTAGCTTCTTGTGCCTGTGCATTTGTGCTTTGTAATGGTAAATTAGGGAAAATAACATTCCATTTATATTCTTTATCATCTGTTGTTATGTCAAGCACTCCTTTATAAAACTTTCCTGTAATTTCGTTGCTGTGAGAAAAGAAAAGGCTGTAATCTTTAGGGTGCTTGCCAATTATCCAAGAGCAAAAAAATTTTTCTAGTGTAGTTTTTTGCGTTCCTGGTGGCATAGAAATACATAATCTATTATATTTGTCGTCTTCCAAATCTTGCATAGCTTGAATAAGCCCGTATTTATTAAGCTGTTTCATTTTTGGCTGATAAAATCTTTCACTCTCTTCTCTGTCTTTTTCAAGATAAAGCAAATAGCTGTGAAATAAGTGCGGAGCTTCAAGTAATAAGGTATCAAAATATCTATTAACTAAATCATTGTCTATATTGTTGTTGAATGTATATTTTTCAAGTTCAAAAATATCTATGCCTATATCACGCATACAAGCCTTTTCTATGAGTTCTTTTGCCCTAGCCGTACATTTTAACATTGTGTCAATTTCGCCCTCATTCTTGGCAAGCTGGCACACGTTGTAGTAGGTTTCTATAATATTTTCATCTATTCCATTTTGGGATATGTATTTTTCGCAATCATCTATCAGTTGATTCAATTCAGAATTCAAGAAAAGCACCTCCACTTTTCAGCAAAGGTGCTTATAGACCTCTGCCTATAACTGTTTTAGGGTAGCAACTAACTCTATTTGTTAGCCGGTAAAATTTTGTTAGAATAATACGTCACGGACAGCCGGATGTAATTTCTGCACAAGTGCATTATAATCATCAATTACATATCTTGCTGGAATCATATATGCTTTAATGCCATATCTTTCTGCTGTTTCCCTTTCAATGCAGCAGCCACTCCAATCATAGTTCTCCGCAATTCCTATGAACACATCAGCCTGTGCCAGCTTCTTAAGGCTTTCACCTAAATACCATACAGCTTCTTTACTGTCTTTAGGTGGGTTATCCTCAATGTAGCTGTCGATAAGCTCTAATTCCTCACCCTCGCATATCTCCGCAATCTTTTTCATCTTCTGAACACTTGCTTTGATTTCTTCCTCTGTTCTGCCTTTCATTGGCATACTCACAAATAATTTTTTCATAAAAATTCCTTTCCGCTGATAATCAGCAACTAAACATTTACTAATTTGTCTACATGCATTGTCATTACAATTGTTGTCCCATTTTCATCTTTTGTACTAACACAAACACATTTGTCATCATGGCTTATCATATCTGTAAGTCTAATTTCTGTTTCATCATCTTTAAAATTGTAGCATTTTCGCATTTCTTCAATGCAATTATTCATTTCTGATATTTTCATAACTTTGCTCCTTAAAATTTTGGAAAATAATAATTATGCCACCCGTTTTTTATCTTTTGTCCTATACACCAAGGCAAATACTCATCGACCTTTCTATCAAAATCCATATTTGTACTGTATTCATCCCAAGCCTTTTGATTTATTTTGAGCCTTTGTCCTGTTATGATATAGTCGATTAAAAAATATGCACCCAAGAACAAAAATGCGGCTCCTGCCATCACAAGCATTACTATTATTTGCATTTTCAAACACTCCTAACAATTTATTTTGATACCCTCTGTTAATATGGCAGTTTTATCCTCATTCAAAATTACATTTCCGTTTTCATCTGTTTTATGCCATTGTGCATTAACTTTAATCATTGGACTTTGCTTTGTATGAGCGATAAAATGCAATTCTATATCGGTACATCTTACTTTTTTGCCGTCAATAAACACTTGTGCAGTTTTGCCATCGGATATTATCTTAATTTTCTCATTCATTCCTCATAAACTTCCTTGCTTCCTCCATTATTTTAGAATCCCTAGCAGAAGTCATTTCAATATGGCTTTGTGGCAGTCTGCCAAAATTTTCCAAAGCATATTTTTCTACTACTTCTCTTGAAATATCTATTCCAAAATTTCTCAATGCTTCTTCGGGTGGCGATTGATACCCTGATAAAGGATTGTCAATGTCATTCATTCCTCACAGGCCTCTATCTTTGCCGATAATTCTATTATCCGTTTCTTTAATCTCTTCTCTGTTGCATTGAAATCCGCAAGGCTTACAAACTCTTCATTTTCCTTGGCCTCTTCAAACGCCGAACAGAGTTTATTGTTTTTGTATCTGTACACAGGTATCGCATATATATCACTCATTCCTCATGAACCTCTCAAAATCTTTCCTGCACTTAGGGCATAAGTCATATGTACGGCAAAATGGAAATAATCTGTTTGAATGAATCTCTTTAATTTCTCCCCTTACGTCTCCATCTTCAAAAATGGGACTTGGAGTAAAATAATCACCAATCGGCATAAATTCAAATTCACTTATTGGTTTTACTTTTATTTCTTTTCCGCACCTGTCGCAAGTGTGCCATTCTTTTTGATGTTTCATTTTTCTGCCACCTATTCTATATGCTTAAATGTTCGCTACAATCATTGTCAAAAGAAATATAATACTTAAAAAGCCCACTTCTGTGACTTCTCTAATATTTTTGGATTTCTTTATGAGCCATAACGATAAGAGATAGTAAATAAACAATGCTATTTTGCACAATATCATTCTTCCACCAACTTTCTACCGCAAATAGGGCAATAAGCTATTTTCATTACCATTTCAACATTCATCTCTTTACTGCTACACACTGCAAAGGACGGACATTTATTCAAGTCGCAAGTAATTACAGGTTTATTTGACAACTTATCAATCTTAAATTTGCCATAATGTGTTATGACAGGAAATTTTTCCTCGCAAAATTTACACATATCACGTCTTCCCCCATAAATTGTCTGGTAATTCCTCGCCGCCATAAATCTTGTTAGCGTATTTCTTAAATGTCGGTACGCTACAACCTGCTACTTTTGCCGCTTTTACCTGTGAAGCCTGCCCCGATATGTACAGGTTAATTGCTTCATAAAACTTATCTTTGTTTAGTGGATGTACGCCCATAGCCATAATAATCACTCCTTGTCTGTTTTACATCATTTTCTGTATCATAATTGCCAATATACCTGTCAGTAAACATATAATTATCGACATTCCCTCTTTAACAGCTGTTGCAATAGATATATCTTCTCTTTCAATGTATTTAATATTGTAATAAACCCATATCAGCAACACTATGCCTAATATTAATTTCATAAGCATTGTTCCTTTACATCTCTATAAATCTATTTGCCAGCTTGCCAAGATATTCAGCATTGGCAAAATGTGTTATTGAGTAGTTAGTGCTTTCTCTATGTTCTCTGATGAAATGGTCGTTAATCATTCTCTGTAAAACTGTAATGCCTTTATCGTCTGTTTCGTATATAGCATCAGTGTCGAAATGTCCGTGTTCTGTATCTGTGATAGTCGATAGGACAAAACATACATTCTTTAATGTCTTGTCTGTAAGTATTGGGTGTACTTTGTGGAAATAGATTTCATATAACTGCATATACATCTTAAATCCATCTTTAACGCAATCACATATAGCTGAATTATCTATGTCGTTGTCACAGATGTTGTTGAACCTATTAACCATATCTTTTTCTTTAAGCAACATTTCATCTCTTGTGACAGCTCTTACCGTCGGTTTCTCTGAAAACGATGTATGTACCTCTCCATCAATGTTAATTGATGTATTGTCCTTATTAGTAATTAATCTTTCAGTATTTTGTTTATTAGTATTTAATTCATTAGTACTTAATTCATTAGTATTTAATTGTCCGTGGTTTTCTACCTGTTGACATTCAACCCCTAGATTTTCTGTATCTTGTTTTTCTATTTTCTGTTTATATGGTTCTTCGTAAACCTCGTAAGTGTACTTTATTCTTCCACCATTGCTTTTTGTTGGGTTTTCTTTAGTAACCGCAACATAATTATTATCCTTTAACTCATTTAAAGCCGATTTAACGGCTGTTTCATTCTCTTTGCTTATTGTAACTAACCCAGCTATTGAATAATCCCAATTATCGGGCAATGAAAGCATTACGGACAATAATCCTTTTGCTTTCAGGCTTAAGTTCTTATCCCTTAAATGAGTATTACTCATAACTGTGTAATTTTTTGTTTTATGCACTCTAATTGTTGCCATAATCGAATACCTCCGCTTGATATTATTTATGTATGCCTGTGATACACACTCCGCTTGATTGGTAAAAACAACAAACAGGCACAGCGGAAGTGCTTTTCGCTTCGTCAAGCTAGTTTGTTGTAATCGGATAGACAGGACTTGAACCTGTGACTACTTGAATGAATCAAGCGTTACTCCCATCTGAACTACTATCCGTCAACTTGTAAGAATTTCTGACAAGTTGAAATAAAAAAGACTAGCACAGAGAGATTAAACAATTCACATTTATAAATTCTTTAGAGGTCATTTATACGCTTAAAAATATTGTTTTGAGGGGATATAAAGTGCTAGTCTTAAATGACAGTATAGGGTATGAGCCTATAACAGGTCGTCGCAAAGCTGGATGCATCATTCTACCCGTGCAGTTGGGCTGTTCAAAGAAAGTGGCTTCGCTCGCTGCCTATCCATACAGATAACTGCTGCGCTATAGGTATAACTTAATTTTATTTGCGTATTTATATACGCAAAACCTCACGGACTATCTGACAGTCCTTAACAGCTCTCGCTATGAGGTGAAAGGAGGACTTAATGCTAGTAAACCAATAAGTCCTGTAAAGGCACAAGTGTAATTAAACACTTGAACTACCCCTATCAGAATCGAACTGATGATGTAAGAATCAAAATCTTATGCCTTGACCGCTTGGCTAAGGGGCAATATGCTATTCTTTTGTTTCAAAGAGTACCGCATTTTTATTTGCTGTTTCAAGCTCTGTGAAGTTATCCTTGCCTTTTACAACATTTGGATTGCCATTACAGGCATTACAAGGCTTTTCACAATATAACTTATGTCTATGTTTGCACTGGTAACAGTGCTTATCCTGATTACCCATTATTTATCACCTGCCTGTCTGTGATTAGCTCTGTAAGAATCAAAGCCATTCGGATAACGTGCTATAAGCTTATCTATGTTTGTCTGCATTACATCATCAAGACTGAATCCGCAAGCTTCGCAAATCATAGCAACGTACCACATTACATCGCCGCACTCTTTCTTGAGGTGCTCTAAGTCTATGCCTTTTTCGTGGAATATGCCCTTTTTAACGAGGTCTGATACCTCGCCAGCTTCGCCAGTTAAACCTAAGACACCATTAAGAAGTCCTGCTATGTCATTTATGTTGCTACACTTAGCATTGCTTTCTGTTAGAGGACTAAGTGGAAACTTACCAGTTAATTCAGTACTTAATCTATGATGAGCCATTTTATCGTTAGTGCGCATAGCCAATTTTTGATATTCATTGCCCTGCATTTATAACTCCTAACTCTTTTTTATTTTTTGAAATTTTTTTGGAATTTATTCAGCCGACTGGCTGATTCTCTGATGTGTTTATTGAATATCTTGTGATTAATTAATATGTGTCTATTATACACCTAATTAGCTTAAATGTATAGATGTTAATTGGATTATTTTTAATTAAATATATAAGTGATTTATTAGTATTAATTATATGATTATGTGTTATTTATATATAATTATATAATATGTGTATTATGTGGGTAATAATAATATAAATATATATTAATATATAAAGCCTTTTTCTTTTTAAATTTACCTGTGCGACTTAGCAGGCAGTCGAACATACGTTCTTTTAACCCCCTCCGCCCTTATCCGTGTAATTGTGTCTATTTTATGCCATATTCTCAAACAATTAACACAATTAATACCATATCCATACCATAACGCCGATAAACCTTAATTTATCAGCGTTATATAAATACTTATTACTCACAAACCCAGTATTTAAGCGGTTTGCAAGCTGTTTAAATTGTGTCTGAATTGTTTACAGCGTTTATCTGCTGTTTATCGGTTAATTGTGTATTGTTTTGGCTTAATTGCTGACGTATTTCTGCAGCTGTCAGCGCTGTTTTTGTGGTGCTTTCTCTACTCACGCCGGGAAGATTCCAAGCAAAATGACGATTGAGTATTGCCAGAACTCCGACCGGATTTTTGTTGCCGGTTGCCAATTTATTTGATAAACTTTCCTCACGGAATATGCGCAGTTTTTCCGCGATGTCACAACTTTTTGTACTTAGCTTCTTCTCTTTCGTACCCCAGTCGTATATAGTATCCCTATTAATTCCAGTTAATAAACTAAAACCTATAATACTACACTCTTTATCATATACAGCACATAAATAATAATATATATATAATATATACTCAACTTTATCATAATCATACATATTAAAATTATTATCCATTATACAATTAGTATTGTTTTTATTAATATTCTTATTTAACTTTAATATACTTTTATCACTAAAAACATATTTATTTATATACATTAATGCAGCATTCCATCGGCTTTGCGGCTCTTTGGTCATATCTTCGATGTTGTGCTCTTGGCAGAACTGTGATAAATAAAGTTCTATGTCGTTTTGAAATACTTCGGATGTGTCTGGTGTTTCCTGTAGTTTCTCCATATATTCCCCTTTCCGCTGGACCTGCTCCAGCTAATTAATTATTATACATTTAATAACATAAAAATAACCCAATAATATTTTTAATATTATCGGGTGTGAATCTTATATATTTAATTATTAAAATAATATAGCATAAATATATTACAAAGTCAATTTTCTTTGTTTGATTTATAGTTATATTTTTCTAAAATTGGCTTATACAATTTCTCTTCCGCTTGTTTTCGTGCGGCTGCTGCTTCTTCTAGCGTCTTAAAATAGCCTATTATATTTAACTTGCCTTTAAAGCCAATGTATGCAACATAATTGTTCGTTGTTTTTCGATAGCTTACGCCCTTAACTCCGGAAGTGTTTGCTTTCCCCGGCTTATTGCTATTAATTGTGCTAAGATTTGTATTTTCTACCTGGCCTACATATTTATTTATATTTTTTTTAGAATTTTCCCGCTTTGCACATCCACAGGACACACATCGACCAGATGTAAGATTATGTTGGGTTTTATTAAAGATTTTTCCACAATTTAAACATTTGCACTCCCATATTGCTTGAACTCCCTTCCCACTTATGCGTTTAACCACTTTAATCTTGTTAAATATTTTATTTGTTAAATCTATATCATTCTCTTTTTTAACAACGCCCTTGTATTTTTTGCTTAATCTTTTAGCTGCCACACAGCCACACGATTTACTTTTCCCATACTTTAAATTTTTAACATTTACTTCTTTAACTTTTCCACAAATGCAGCGACATTTGTAATATCTTTCCCCGTTTTTACTTGGGGCTTCTTCTATAACTGTCCAATACGTGCCAGAAATTTTTTCTCCTGGTTCAAACTCTATTCTTTTCATCGTTGTATTCCTGCTTTCTGTTTTAAAATAAAAAAAGATGTATAATCGTTAAAATAGGCGGTTATACATCTTACGCAGTTTCCTAGCTTAAATCAGTTATTTTTTATCGTTCTTGTATCCAAACGTCTATTATTACGTTATCACTATCGCAATTTATGACGAATGACGTCGAATGTTCAACATCTATAGATGCTACATAAGTGCAATTATCTTGACTTTCTTCGCAAGACATACAAGTCTCGCCTTGCTCGTCATAATCTTCAAAAGCCTCACATACATCTGTATCAAGGTCATCTATATTCCTACCAATAAGTTTTTTTAAATTGGCAAGAACACCCACTTTTGTTATTCGTGGGTCATCTTTTTCCCAGGTTGTTTTTAACGTGTCACTATCTAACACATTATATATACCTTCATCTTCGTTAGTATATATATACTCGTCAGAGTATATAGTGCAACATATTCTATCTATTTCTTTTAATCTGTCCTTATTTTCTAAACAGAAATAAATATCTGTTGCATATTCATACTCCACATCGCAGGGGCTATAATTTTCTTTCCCAGCTTTAACACTGTATCCGTCATTCGACAAAATAGCCGCCCCTTCTTCGTAATTTTTTTCTTTCAATTCGTTTAGACTTATCATATCGTTCTTACTTCCTTTCTTTAATTGTTTACAGTTGGTAAATCTTTCGTTTTTCCCGACGTGTTTTACTCAATAACTTCCCAGCTGCTGCCATTATCAAACTCACTAGAATATCTGTTTAAGACATCCGCCAATTCCTGGAGACTCTTGGCTTCCTTAATGCCTTTCTTGTATTCTTCCCACGCCTTGAGATATTCGGCGAAATTGTCGCCGGTATAATCTTCTTCTATCGTCTTAAAATTCGTATCCCTTCATTCTTCCCGCTAAAGTAGGGGTAAAATGTGTATTATATTTTTTGTCAAAATCTTGAATATATTTTATTATATCCTCGTCAAATTGGTTCATAACTTCTTCGGTTTTTTCCTCGGCTTCCTCGTATGTCATTCCCTCTAACTCGTAAAGATAATCGTTTGATGTGTCATCATCAAAACTGTAGGTGTATTCTATCCTCGGCAGTCCTGCCTTACTCAAATAGTCGTTAATGCTCTCTCCTGTTGAGCAATTGCTTAGCAACTCCCCAATCGTCTCGGCATCACCGGACTCAGCGTGAAAAACGCTGCTTATGTTCCTATGGATATAGTGCCTATCTCCGCACAATCGTACTATTGCTTGTGCCTGTTCTTCTGTAGCACCATTAAGCACAGCTAATTCAGCATTTTCATAGTTCTTTCGCTGCGCGTAAATCTCTTTGCCTTCGCGCATTTCTTTTGTTATTTCCATATTATTCACCTTCCAGCCTTTCGGCTGTCCTTTCTTTTAATGTATCTTAAGTATATACCAATAGTGTTACATTGTCAACACCCTTTTTAGTGTTATTTAAAAATATTTTATTTTTTCGTCGTTGGTTGGTACTACCTCTAAAATGTCGTTTGGCTGGCATCTTAATATAATACATAATGTATTTAAAGTTTTTGTATTAATGTCACTCCTGTTTCTTAGATTCTGCATTGTGCTTTCACTTAATATCTTCTCTTTCCTCATTCTGTTAGCGGTGTAGCCACGCTGTGCCAGCTCTTTTAATACATCTATTTTATATGTAATCATTTACAAGCTCCTTTCTGTTTTGTTTTTACTATTATATATAAAATATTGCAGTTTTGCAACACTTAAAAACAAAATTTAAAAACATCTTAAAAGGTGTTGACATACACCTTAAAAGGTGTTATTATTAAGCTACAAAATAAATAAGGCGGTCACTCCTACCAAGAACGAACCGCCACCAATCAAAAAAAGAAAGGTAAGCCGATTATATCGCAATCGGCGAAATGGTACAAGATTATGAGATTTGAAGTTAAGGATGACACAATTACAAGTGAAACATTATGGAAAACAGATATTTATAAGATAGTCGAAAAGATTCCATTCGGTTTCTTTGTATGGAATATCGGCGAGAATATGGGGAGCGATGAATATGTCCCACTTTGTCAATATTTGTCTCCAGGAATTAAAGATGATTACTCTATCAATCCCGACACTTTAAGAGCCATTAAACTGCCAAAAGAAGATGTTGAGTTATTAAGAGAATCCGCAGGCTGGGGAGTTAATAGCTTAGAGACAGCAAGAAAGGCATTAAAGAGCCGCCGCCATAGTTATATGGCTGAAAAGAAGAGAGAAAGCGCACGCAAAACAATAGTTATATTTGAAAGGATTACAGAATAAGGAGGATTAAATATGAATTGGCAAGTTATAGAAACACAATATTTCAGTAAATTTGAAAGTCCTAAAGAAAAAATTGTGGCACAATTTGATACCTTAGTTTTAGCGGAGGATTTTGTTAATTTAGTTATTCCAAAAGATACACGCGACAGATTCAAGATTGAACATATTAACAAGGAGGTGTAAATTATGAAGATTTTACTTAAAAAGATTAAGAAGTTGGAACAGTTGGAGAAAGCCGCAGACGAAGCAGAAAGCAGATATACAGAAGAGCCAGAAAACGCAGAATTTGAAAGTGCCTTTGATGAAGCATACAAGGCAGAATTTGACGCATATATAAGCGCCGCGAAGTATATCGAACATATAACAGGCGGCAAGGTTGATTTTATGAAAGCAAAGGAATTAATACAGACTAAACGCGCGGAGCTTTTGCAACTCTTAGCATAATTGACAAGGTTGGCACTTCCGGGGTTCGATTCCCCGGCTTGCTAAAATAAAAGAGAGGAAGTACAATATACTTCCTCTCTTACCATTCAAAATAACACTTGTCCTAAAAATATACAACAACAAATGTCTTTGTTATAATAGCATATAAAATATAAAAAGTAAAGGAGATTTAAAAAGATGGCAGGATATTATAAAAATCAAATGAGTAACAACGCCGTTTGGGCGTATTCGCAAGGTGAAAAACCTATGTATAAGTGGACTAAAACCACTATTTTAGAAGAGATAGATAACATTTTTTGGCACGCTGATAAAAAAACAGAAATAGATTTTAAAAAAATGACATTAAAAGAATTGAAAGAGAATTTTCTGGTGTGGTCTTCCTGGCATCATACAGGAAAAATTTACAATGAAACAGATTTTTATTGTACAGAAGAAAATGCAGTATTAAACTTTACGGTTAAAGAATTCGATGAAATTATATCTAACAGAAAAAAGAGAACGTATACAAGAAGAACTGCGGCAGAGTTAGAACAGATTAAAGCAGAAAAAGAAAAAGATATATTGCTTACCGAGAGAAGCAAAGAACTTTATAGAAAATTATATATAATTTATATATATAAATCAGATTTAAAAACCTTTAAAGGGCTAATAAACAGGTTTTTGAATGATAAAATAAATATAGAAAAAGATTTTGCTGAAAGCGTAGAAATCGCAAGGCAAAAAGAAGAACACAGAATAAAATGCTGGCAAGGAGATGCAAACGACTGGCACAACAAAGAAGGAATTGTTGATTTGTATTATAAAGACATAAGTGTCTATGTCTTAAAAATGCGAGGAATTAAAGATTGTGATATGAATAAAAAGTTTTTGAAGCAGATAAAAACAAAATTAGCGAATTAGCTTTTGGGGAGTGTACAGGTTGCGCCCTTTTGGCTTGCTCTGGTTTGGCTGGTTCGATTCCAGCCGCAAGCACTAAGTGTATATATTATACGCTTTTCTTTGCGTACCTTGAAAAATTAATACAATAATGCTATGCTTATATATAAGGCTTTTTAGGTGTACAAGTGTACCCAGTTGGGGCGGCGTGCGTTCTGTTGAATTCTCCAGAACTGGCGACAGCTTCCACGACTTGCAAGGGCATATTATACCCATTTTATGCAACGCTGCCAAAGGCGTTTTAAGGCTGTTTTGTTCTGTAGGCTTATAAGTCTACACCGACACAATAAAACCACCGTACAGGTCAAATCACAAAGCCACAAAGTCAAAACAAGCACGAATCGCAGCCGGTCAAGTTTATATAATGCACTTTAATCTGTTAAAGTTTTTCATCAATTTTTCAGGGCAAATCTGAACAAAATTGAGGTCGAATTTTGGGAAAAGTTTTTCACGGATTTTTGAATACAAAATTGAAAGTGACGGGGGTTTCAAAAATTTTGCATTATATTTTATGAGAAAATTTTTCCAATTTTTAGAGTAAGATTTAAACAAAATCTGAACCGAATTTTAAAAATTGTCAAAATCGTTTTTCTGAATATCAAAGATGTATCCGGGGGAGGTATCAAATGCGTTACCCCGAAATTTTTTGACAGCATTTTTCTGTATAAATCAATGCTTTACTTGAATACCGGCATTGACTAAGCTCATATATCAATAATTCTTTTGTCATAGTCGGATTAGTCTTTTGAATTATCTTTAACAACTCATCAATGCTCATTATCCCACTCTCCTAACTGCTCCAAGCACCATATCAACAATATCAAATACTTCATCGCCATAAGTCGCCACAAAATCACACAATATCTCTTCTTGTTCGATAGGCAAGTACACATCATAGGACATACAGATTGCGTGGCATACTTCGTGTATCAGCACTTTGCGTTGCATAAATCCACGCAAGGCATTTGACAGATAAATTGTGTGTGTATTTCTATCAGTTACACCTAAGCTGATTGTGCCGTCTGACCGCTTTAATTCACCCGAATTTGAATTTTTGTATTGCACTTGCCACATTGTGCCATTAATGCTAAAAACCATCTGTATGCTCCTTTCTAAATAAAACAAAAACCACTAACCGATATTGGCTAGTGGTTTTCTAATTCCCATATTCTTTTTAATAACTCTACAAGATAATCTGGTGGCTTTCTTCTGCTTTGTTCCCAACCTTGTAAAGTTCTTAACGGAAGTCCAAAATATCTAGCAAACTGTTGCTGTGACATTCCAGTTTCTTCTCTTAATTCTTTTATTGGTGAGCTATTTAAACTCAATATACTCACCCTCCCTTTCTTCAAAGCTGTTAATCTTTTCTAACAACTCATCAGTAGTGACTGTTTCAAAATCACCACAACTATACTCTTCTTCGCCATAGTCGTAGTGGTCGCCAAAACTGCCACAGCAAGGACAGAACTCCATATCTGCTGTTGTTCCGTAACTGATTTCCCAGTTGCCATTTTCAAGGCAGCTATAATCAGTCCAAAAGCCGTAACTACCGCCATCGTTACATTTTTCTGGGTCGTAGTTTGAGTAATCATTAAATCTTACTCTCTTTATGTTTTTTAATTCTTCTTTTCTCATAATATTCACCTTTGCTTGATATTCAAGCCCTTTCTTTATTTCTTGATTGTATTATACGTCAATGACGTATAACTGTCAAGCAAAAGTTATAATTATTTTCACTAGCCAATATTCAGTTATCAATGTACAAAACAGGCTATGAATATTGCTACTCATAGCCTTTCAATTTACAACTTAGAAACAAGTGTACTAAGTTTGGTACGCATAAGATTGCGTTCCTCTGCTGTCATATCGCCAATAAGCTGTGTAATATCGCCGCCAAGCTCCTTGATATATCCGTCAAGTGCTTTCATCTTGTGTTCTTTATCTTCCGGTGTGTTATTCTTGTGCATTTCCTTAGTTTCTGTGTAGTTTCTCTTTGCTCTGTCGTAATTACTTTCAGACATTGGCTCTGTATAATACATCTTGCCATAATCTCTATCTATATCTCTCATATGCTCTGCTTCTGGGTACATGTGCATATAAGGTGGTTCTTCATATCCTCTACGATATGTTCCCTTGCCTTTAGGGGCAAATCTGCCATTAGCATAGCGATAGTGGTCGTAGTATCTTCTACCACTTTCTTCGCCATATTCTGCCTTAAGGCTTCTTAAGAGTTCTTTGTCGTACTCTTCTTCCTCTTCATCAGCCTTTTTCATAGCCTTGGAAATTATTGAATGATACTCGGCTTCTGCAAGGTCTTTAATCATATCCACGACTTCGCCCATTTCGGAAGTGTCAACATTCTCAATGCCCTTTTCAAACTCATTGACGGCTTTTTCTGTAAGGCACTCCTGCATTTTGTGTATTCTTTCAATGTGCATCTTCTCACCCCCTACGCTTCACGAACAGCAATTAAGTTACTATTCTGCACTTCAATAGCCTGTGTAGACGTATTCTGCACTGCTACAGTACTGCAACAGCCGCAAGGTACATCAACGTATGCCTGAGCCGAAACGTTAAATAAATTTTCAACAGCGGCAGGTGTAACGACCATTCGTGTTGACTGTAAAGGCTCTCCGTCTACTGCAATGGCAAGTGATATCTCTCCAACTGTACCACCTGTAGGTATCTGAATGTTTCCGCTATAAGATACTAAAAATCTTGCCTTGCACTGATTTGTAATACCTCTTAACTTGATAATTCCGCTTCCCTGTCTGTGGACTATACATTTGCTACCGCATACCGGTGTTTCTGTAAATGCAACATCTTCTCCGGCGGCAACTGTTTGTAATGCAATTCCTGTTATTTCCATTGTTTTACCTCTCTTTCATAAAAATAAGGGCAAACATTATAGTCTGCCCTTTGATTATAAGTAATACTGCATAGCAGACATAATCGAGTTAAACTCAATTAAGATACTCAATTATTCAGTTTTAGCAGTTACAGCCGGTGTTGCAGCCGCAGCCATATGCATAAGCATTAGGATTAGGCACAACATAAGCTGGAATAGCCGTAGGATTTACAGCATTTATAATCTGATTTGTCTGTGCTGACATTGCAGTAGTCAGAAGTGCATTCTGTCTATCCTGCGATGCGGCTCTGCGTAAATCGTTGTTCTCTGCTGTAAGTGTTGCTATCTTATCATTTGTTAAGAAATCAAGGATAGCTCTCGTTCCTGCCTGCTGGCTGTCAATAATATCTCTTGTGTTGTTGCACATTGTGTTCTGTAATGCGTTTGTCTGTGTAGCCATATTGTAGTTTACACCCTGAATGGCTTCTCTCGTCTCGCAGCAACAGTTAGCGAGCTGTGCCTGTAATGCGTTTGTATTCTGCATATTAGCGACTGTATCAGCGTTAATAGCTTGCTGGATACCGAATCCGGTCTGCATGATATTTGTGTTAATACCATTGAAACCTGTGAGCATACTATTGTTCATAGCATAGAAGCCGTCACAAAGTCCGTTAGAAATGCCATCTAACTTGCTGATAACTGCCTGATTGTCAAAACCTCTTTGTATAGCTGAATCAGTGTAGCCTGCGCCGTTGCCATTTCCACCGAAACCGCCCCAGCCGTTATTGCCCCAGCCAAAGATTAAGAGAATTACAATCCACCATGCACCATCGCCCCACATACCATCGTTATTACGATTATTGCCTGTTACTGCGGCAATATCTGCGAGACTAACTCCGTTTGAATTAAACATCTTGTTTACCTCCATTTATTTTATTAACAAATGGGATAACCGGTCATTATGTGCGCACAACCCAAAATGTCCTAATTCATCATACCCTTAATATCATTAAGGTTTATTCCTTGTGTATTCATAAAATTACTTAAAATTTGCTCTGCGCCTTGCGTGTTTCCACTGTTTATCTGATTAAGCAAGTTTTTTGCCATAGGATTTCCACGCTGTGCCGACTGTTGTAAACAATTCATTGCCATTTGCTGTGGATTCCGAATTGACTTAAGTTGATTTATAGTTTGAATTAACTGCTGATTCATTCTTCATCACCGCCCTTACTTTGAGTTCTTGATGTTTTTCTCTGTGTTCCTAAAGATTTATCAAATCTATTTTCCAACTGCCCTATTTTCTCCGATAATTCCTCAAACTTATTCAGAAATAGCTGTGTGCTTTCGTCTGATAGGGTAAATTTAGCGTTTTCTGTATTAGCCATAGAATTTACTGTCTGATTATCTTTAGGGGCTGTATAAGGCTTATACACAACCGTCTTAATTGTTCCGTCAGCATTCCAACCCTTAACATAAATTTCCGACATATCCTGCTTAGGGAAAAATGCCATTGAGCCATCCATAGGCACTTCATTTGCATTAATATTTTCAACTGTCTGTACTATTCTTCCGTTAATGCCTGCTATCTGTTGTGGCATAACCTGTTGATTTGCTAAGGACATTTGTGTCCCTGCCACTGGCTGCTGTAAGCTCTGCTGATAATTTTGTAAAAAGTTCATTCTATCCATATATGGATTTTGAGATTGCATATAAGAATTATTCATCATAGGCATTGCTTGATAAGGATTGTTCATTGTCTGCCTCCTCTAAAACTTCCTCGATTGCGTGGATAACAAGAGATAATGTCACTAAGTCAAGCTTTTGTAATTCTTCTTTGCTTAAGATTTTTTCTCTAACTTCATCAGAAAACATTCACATTACCTCTCTTTCTGATTATATTTTTGCATAAAAAAAGAGAAGAACATTATCAAGTTCTTCTCATATTTATGTCATACATCAAGGCTTTATTTAGTTTTAATTTACTACACACTTTTAATCTTGTCACTACACACTTACTACACACTTTTGCTATTGAAATACATAGAAATACATAGAAATATGTGGAAATTGATAATTAATCTAATGCCGCTTAAAATCCCTTAAATACCGCATTTATTGTGCTTTTTGTTAAGTTCATAAGGGGTAGTCTGATATACATAATAA